GCAATAACTGCTTGTTTCTTACTTCCAAATGCCATTGTTTTTTTTTTTTTAGTTAATAATCAGTATTTCTATACCTCTTCAAATCTTCCTGATATTTAGCTGTCTTTGAGTAGCCACAGGACTTCATGAACTCAGGACAGAAGCCTCTGTATATACATTCAGGTACACATTTATCTACAAGTATTGGGTCCACCTCTTTAATAGCAGCTAATACTTGTTTCCATGCTTCCCTTGTTTCTACAGATGCACAACTACATAATCTCTTCCTTGAGATATTAATGATAGCTTGTGCATTAGCTGTCATATCCATATCATTCAAACTTCCTTGAGGCAATTCATCCCTTGGTACTCCAAGGTCTCTTCTATCACCTCTCTGGCTATGTACAAATTTCTCACACCCTTCATGATGTCTTACTAAATGTACAGTGACCCATTGCTTTATTTCTTCCCATGACCAATCATATTCTACCAATCTGATAGGACTGTGTTCAGCCAGCAACATTTTAGCTTCCCAAGAAGCAGAAGGCTCTTTATCAAGAGGGGCCTTTCCAATAGTTCTTCTTGCAGCATTCAAAGCTCTCTTCCAAGAAGCAACTTGAACTAATCTTACAATCTTACTCATTTTATTTTCAATATGATAGGTTTATCATCTCTATTATTGAAATTAGGTACAGCCAAAAGGCAGGAATCATTAACTTGATAAATCTTCCATCTGGAATTTTTCTCTATCAACTTGTATCCCTTCTCTTTTATATACCCAGTGTCAGATTTCTCAGGACTCCCACAAGAACATAAGACAGTAATTGCTAAAAGTAATAAGTACTTCATCATTCTTCCAATATTACAATTTCATCAAAATCAACTTTCTTAGGAAAGTCCTGTTTCCTCACCTTCTCTTCAAGAGCTTCTTTAATCTGTTCCTCCTCTGCATCAGGAGGTAATTCCACTTCATCATAATATGATAAAGTAACACTCACAAACCTTCGATGCTTTACATTAAGAGGCTGGTTCCAAGGTGCTCTGGGGTCTTCATCAGCCCCTAATGGTGCATTACTCATTTTCTTCTCCTTTTTAAGTTTCTTAATATCTATCTCTAAATTATTCTCTTTGATTAATCTTCTTGCAATAACACTTTCAAGTTTTAATGGGATGCTAATATGTCTGCCTCTTTCATTAAGGTAGATAGCATGGTCTCCATTATGTCTGTCATAATAGAAACCATTGGCTACTACCACCCTAACAAACTCTCTATGTGTAAATTGCTTCATCACCAAAGCTCTTTAATTCTCCTAAAGTCCTCACCTTGAGGTACTGGACAATCCTTTACCCACTCTATTTCCTTGATATTCCACAGTGACAAATCAATGTGCTCGGGAAGTAGAAGTTTCATATCAGCAAAGAGATTAAGTCTAAGAGATTTCCCTTTAATGAAATCAGATTTAGTTTCCTTAACTTCTTGCATCATATTGTTCAGTTCCACAAACTTATCAATATCACTCTGACTGTGAGGAGTCAAGACTACACCATCTGCATAAGCTAATATAGCCCTTACTCTATCCCAAGCAGCTATTGAAGTGTACACATATACCTTTGGAATATCTGTATAAACTTCACTAATAACTCGAATAGACCTTATTAATTCAGCTATTTTATTAGTATGAATCAAAGGTTCTCCTCCAGTTATCATTATCTCTTCATAGTCTCATCTATCCACTACTGGTAAAGATGAAAAATCCCATGAGTTATTACAACACATGGGACATTTGTTAGGACATTTAGTTGTTACTAATAACCTAAGTTTCTTATTCATGACACTACATCTTTATAAGTTACCACTTGTTCAGCCATAAGACCATTACAAGGAGGTACAATAACTTGCTCAATTCTTGTTACTTTATACAGATATGAACTCCCATTGTATATACCATTACTCTTCAAGAGCATTTCTGCCTGTTGAGGATTAATAGCCTTACACATTGCACATCCCTTACCTATACCAGTAACTTCATATTCCATAACCCAGAGTTGCATTGCTCCATCAGGAGCACAACCTACATCTACCCTATCCCTATTAGGGACTATATTATTTGGGGCACAATAAATTCCTTGTTGTCCTGCCATATTAATAATTTATAGAATAACACTTTTTACACAAGCCATTTTTATACATAGGCTTGCCACAAATCTTACATCTCTCTATAGCATTGAAACCTAACTCTCTACTTGACTCAGTTGAATCCCTCACTACCTCTCTAATTAAAGAAAAAGCTTGTGACAACTTCTCAATTTCAGTAGCAGTTAATATACTGGTTCCATATGTAGGAATACTCATCCCTTTTAATCTCCAAAGTATCCTATTTCTTTTCTGCCATCTCTCCTGTTTTTCTGTCATAATATACTCTTTGCATGAAGATAATATCTGACTATATCCCAATCCACATAAGGTCTATCAGAAATATAACTATGTTTCAAGGGAACTCCTAAAGCTGCATCATCAATATAGATGTGAGCATAAGGTTTAGGTGATGAAGTCCAATCCTTTTGAGTTGGGTTTTCATTTACACCAAACAAAGGAATATCATGCTTCTTAAACCAGTCTATTGCATCTTGTAGAGCATCATTATTAATAATATTCCCATCAAGAGTTCTATTCTGGTTTATCTCATTAGGATGACTTCTCATAGTGAACAGTATAATCTTATGACCTTTATCAGTCAATTCTTTCAAGACTTCTGCTGCTCCTATCTCCTTTCCTACATATGGAAACTCATGTGGAACACAAGTTCCATCAAAATCTACTGCTATAATCATGCTTTACAAGTTTTATTCTGATTATCCATCCACATTACTGTCATAATGGCATAATTAGCCATATCAAGCAATGTATCTCTAATAGATTCATCCTTTACAAGAGCCTTCTCACCTTTAGATAACTGTTTGAATCTTAGCCATTTATCACCCAGTCTTATTCTTGCAGCAGCAAGACCCTCTTCATTCATAGATACTTCAAAGGAATTACCATAGTCATGATTCTTTCTAACATAAGTAGAAATCATTCCTTTTACTATCTCTTTAAAGTGATTAGCTGATTCTGGTAACTTAGGTTCTTCTGCTGTTTTTATCATTTCCTCCATTCTTTTTCCATTCTTTTAAAGTTACAAACTTGCCAAGGAATTGCCTCTTATCCCTGACATAATAATTACCATTCTTGAGGCTTATATAAAGAACTGCATCTATCCATTCACCACTATCAGTGTCCTTCATCTTTACTACACCTTTAGCATAGTATTGATTTTTAGTCTTAGGATAGACATAGATTCTCTCTTTTTCTTTGCAGTTTATCAAGTGGGCAAGGTAGGTAGCACCACAAATTAGTGCTATCACCACCACTGTTAAAACAAAAACTTGCCAAATTTCCATATCAATGAATCCAAAAATCTGCTGGTTCTCCCTCAGCAGGGAGTTCTACTTTTCTACAGAAGAAAGCTCCTGCCCTCTTCATACAATCCTTCAATACCTCTGTCATTTCATCAGCCATATCTTCTGGAACCTCTATATTCCATTCATCATGTGCTGGAATACACAGTTTTATCTTGAATAACAAATCATGCTCTACAAGATATTCCCATAAGAAGATGGATGCAGTCTTGAACATGGTAGCACCACACCCTTGACAAGGGTAATTGATTGCTTGCTTTTCAGATGCAGACTTCCTCTTGAAGAAGTGTCTTACAGGATGCACATACACATCAGCCATATTTACATAAGCCTCTCTGACAGTATCTTTTCCTGCTTTTTTGGTTGTATAATGATATACTCCTACCATAGAATTAAAGCTGTCTCCTCTGGCAAATCTTTGATATAATTCATTCTTCACCTGTTTAGGAAGCAACTTATTCTCTTTGCCTTTATAAGGTTTATAAGTAGCCCAATACTCTTGATTGAACCTTGCTTTTATACCCATTAATATATCATAATCATAGATATAAGCCTTTCTTCCACTTGAAAAGTCAGTAATGATATATCCATGTTCCATGACAAACTTTCTCTGCCTGTCCTGATATACTTTCATACCTTTAAAACCCTTCATGTAGTTATTATAAATCTTATTGGCTTCTGCAAGAGGAATACCTTTATTACCATGAATAGTGTTGGCATCACCACCATAATTAATGGCAAATTCAACACCCTTAGCTTCACTTCTCCAATGTTTGAACTTATACTTTATCTCTTCTATAGGACAATTACCTATTACCTCAGGATAAGACATCTTGGCTACCAGAGAGTGAATATCACCACAACCATTATTGAACAAATCAATCATGGCTGGGTCATTGGTTACATCTGCAATGATTCTTGACTCCTGCCCACTATAGTCACAAGAAATCCATTTCATCCCTTTTCCTGCAACAAAACAAGCTCTTGTCTCACTATCAGATGGGAAGTTCTGAAAGTTAAGATATTCAATATTGTTTGATTTATCCTTACCTCCTGAGCTTAATCTCCCTGTATCTGTGCCTAACTGATTAAAATTAGTATGTAACCTACCACTCTTTTCATTTATCTGGTTAATTACATTCTGACCATAAGTAGAAGTAACCTTCTTGGCTGCCTTATATTGTAGATACAGATATGCAATGGTAGATTTATCTTGCTGAGGTTCAATTACTTTTGCCTCAATACTATCCTTCCATTCACCAGTATCCTTATCTTTAGCCAACAAATCAAAACCTAATGATTTGAATAATGGAATTACTTGTTTAGGACTATCCCAATTAATCAAACATTGGGTCTTGTCTTGAAAGCCAAGAAATAGGTCTCCTTGAAGGTCTTCCTTTATATATTTGGTACTTAGCCTTGCATCAATAGGAACTTTCCATGCTTCACAATAACCTCTCTCCTGTCCTTTAATATCTGCTTCTGGGCATCTTTCACCCTTCATCTTTTTCCTTGCTTTTTCAAGGTCATCAGGGTCATCCCATCCTTCTATCTGCAAGTAATGATAAGCATAATTCTCCCCCTTAGCTGAATTAATAACCCAATTACTGAGTGCATCCTCAAATACTTTGACAGTGAAATTATCAAGAAGCATCTTCCTTTCCCATTTGCTTCTGTCTAATAACACACCACAATATTCAGTATATGCAACCCAAGGAACAGACTTATTCTCATACACAAGAGCTGTAACTAATCCTCTCTTCTGGAGTTCTTTTTCTTGTGCATCCATTATCCTTTCCAGATATCTCACATCATTTGCACCATACTCAATAACATCCTCAGAAAGACCAGCCCACATCACTTTACCCCGAACAGTCTTATCCAATTCAACACCAAGATAATTCTGCCCTGCTGCTTTCAAAGCCATAGAATGAATACCAGCAGGAAAGCCCATATACATAAGTTTCTCTGCCAAGAAGCCATCATAAACCTGTTTTACAACCACTCTTTGATGGAATAAGAACTTCAAGTCAAACTTGATATTCCAACCAATAAACAGTCTGTCAGATTCAAGATAGTCCTTAAAGAAATTTAGACTTACAGTAGTCACATCAATGACTACTTGGAACTCATAACACCCCAACTGGAGCATTATGAGTTCTTTTGTATATGGGTCAAACCCTTTGGTTTCAGTATCTAAGCCAACCTTTCTAAGAGGTTTAAGCATGTATAATGCAGCTTGTGGAGATATTATCTCATACTTGTCAGATTCAGGTAGTATCTGTTGAGTTACTACATAAATCATATATTCACTATTGCATCAATCAACTCTTTCTCTTCCTCTGGTGTGACTTCAAAGGTAATAGCATAACCTTGACCCATTACATGGTTTATAGATTTAACTACTGCCCCAGCTTCCTCAAGATATTCTCCCTCAACTATCATTGGACCTCCTGCTGGGTCTATGAACTTTTTCTCCTTATCTGTCATACCACCTCTTATAGTATATGTAGAAGTCTTTAACATATAAGTTCTTGATTCACTGCCATCAGGTTTAGCTAACTTCCTGAGATAATTATGTTCTTCATACCTTGATTTTAACTCTATTAAGTCTTTCATGCCATTGAATATGCTACTAATTCATCAAAATTCAGCACATACCTATACTTCTGGAAGAAAGTGCTACCTAAGATTCCATGTAGGTTAATACCATACCCCTGTTTAATCATGCCAAATGCCTGACTTAAGTCAACTACTTGGAAATCATCCTCATAGCTTGCACTTCTATAATCAACATTCATTCTGACATAACCTCTGTCCTCTTTAATATTACCCTCAATTCCCATACCAAAGCCACTCTCTCCAGTCTCTTCATAAGATAACCCTTCCAGAGCTGCTTCATTAATTGAAGAATAGGATGCTCCAGTATCCAGCAGGAAGTTCAGTTTCTTACCATTATTCATAAATGTGACAATTGGCAATTCAACCAAATCCATAGACTCTCTAAATGAAATTCTTCCTACTTTAGGGTCTATCTTCCTCCTGTTCATTATTAGATTAACAACTCCTGCAATAATGGCTACACAAGCCAGTACCACTATCATTGCTACAATTTTCCATACAAACTCCATGTTTCATGTTTTTTTTTTAGTGATTACTTTCCTGTGCTACCAATACCACCTCTACCTTCATTTCCAAGGAAATCTACAGGCTCCAGAAGAGGTTTAGATGATAACAGCCATTTTATCTTCTGCCATACAGTAGCAAATTGAGATAATTTAACCTCAAACTGACATACTCTTGTGCCTTTAGGAATTGTTACAGCCTTGAAAGCATATAATGGTGCTCTCCATTCATCAGTATCACCATTATAAATGGTATCAATGAATCCAAGACCATTAGCAATAGTTACTCCTAACTTACTTGGAGCACTACTTCTACTATAAACTTTAGCTACAATTCCCTTAGGAAGTTCAGTTGCAATACCTAACTTTGCAACATAGACTTCACCCTTCTTCAAGGTTACATCTTCTGCCAGACATAAGTCAAAACAGTCTGATTTATCCTCTCCTGTTCTCACAGGAAAACAACCTTTTGTTATTTCTTTTACTTTTATTTTCATAATGATTTCAACAAATCTTCTTTGGTTTTAAACACATACTTTTCCTCAAACCTAATTGGACCATCAGTAGATGCTATATCACTTGAATAATAGATATGTTCACCCAGATACACATCAATAGAGTAATATACTCCCATGATTTTTATGGGAACTGCCCTGTTATTGTGCATAACAAAGGCAGCATCTCCCATACTATATTTAGTTTCAATCTTCATTCCAGAATCTATTTGTTATATCAAATAATTTACCACCCACTACTTTGTACAGTCTTTGATTGGTAGTTCTACTGTTAAGAGGGCCTAAGAATTCATCATATCTTCCCACTTTAATATAATCAAAGTTTTCAAGATTGATTTCATTACTTATAGTATCTCTTCCACTATACCAAGCTACATTCAAATCAAGTTCTTCCTTAACCCATTTAGCTAATCTATTGATTCTCTTAGGGTCTGCATCACCTCCCATAAAAGCAATACAAGTGATTCCTTCTGTCTCAGTACCTAACTGTGTTAGTCTTTCAATGCTTAAGTCCTCTCCTATATCCTGTGCCAAGTAAGAGCTATGACAGCCCTTACAATGACATGGACAATTACTTATATTTATGGCTAAGGTGATTTCATCAGGAACTTCCTGCATTACTATTTTAGTATCTACATATTTCATTTATACACTCTTTTAGTTGCATCCCATTGTCTGCCTTCATCATACTTACTTACTGGTCTCAAGAATCCTACAACTCTTGTCCAAATCTCCATAGGAGAACCACACTTAGGACATTTCTCCACAGCATGTTTAGTAATATAATGACACTTTTCATTAGTACACTCACTATTAGGAATGTTATAAGTGAAATAAGAAGTTCCCTTCTCTGCTGCAAAGTCCATTAACTTGAGATATTGTTCCTTGCTTAGATGTTCTTCAAGATTGCAATGAAGACCTACACCACCATCAAGAAGCTCTGTAAACTCCTTTCCATGCAGTTTAAATCTATCAAGAATACTTGTGTTATCATCCCAAGCATTATAGAAGTAACTGTTATAGATTTTGGTATCATTAGGAACCCAATAACCCTCTTCTTTATCCCAGTTATAGTTCTTGGAACTAAGACCTTCTGCTGGAACCAGTTCAGTATTGAACTTAAACTTCTTACTGTTATGTAGTTTATTCTGCTCACTGATAGTACCAGTGATTAATCTACAGAACTGTTTGTAATCTTCATTGTAGGATACTTTCATACCTAAGAATCTTGCAGCTTCATTGATACCATTGATACCAATAGTACAGAACAAATCTCTCATACCAATATAACCAGCAGTAGAAGCATTGAACATACCCCTCTCTTCCCACTCATACAAGATAGTTTTATAAGCTATATGATACTTATAAACTCTCTCAAGAATATCAGTGAGATATACTTTGAACTCTCTTATCCATTTCTCCCTATCTGGACCATTGTAATGGTCTCTACAGAAGTCTTGAACTATCCTGTTAATATTCAGAGTAATAACATTACAACTACCAGTCTTTACACCTGTAAGACCATTAGTGAAACTGAACACATTCTCTTCAATTTCATTTCTTAGTCTGCAACATGATGCAAGTCCATTAGGATTATCACTAATATAAACAAAGAATGAATGGCCTTTAGAGTGCATTTCTGCTGTAAAGTTCTTATATTCTTCATCCATATAGTTACCTTCCTTATCTGTGAGTAATGCCATAGTTTCAACAGGGAATGTCAGAATAGCTTTAGTCCTTTCTTTATTGAACCATTGCATGAATTTCTTTTGTAGATAAGACACTCTTTCCCATGAAGGTTGTGTTCCATCAGGGAAATAGAAGTCTTTAAATAAAGCCTCCCAATAATATTTATCATAGTAACTCACATTAGTAAAGGGAGATTGCCACCCTCTGTTCTGTGCAGGCTGATTGATATAATAAACAATAGTCTGAAATGCTGCTTCAACCTTCTGTCCTATAGTCTTTCTATCCATCACATGTTCAGAATCTGCATATACTTCTTCCTTCAAGTGATATTCAGGACCATAATCTTTGACACAAAAATAATCAAAGTAGTTAAAGAACTCTCCAAAAGCTACAGCACCCTTACACTGGGCTGATAATAAAAATACGAGATTATTAAATTGTCCACAGAAACTTGATAAATGATTGGCTGTCTTAGGAGTTACTCCATCCATATCTTTGATACCATTTGCTACCAAAGGATATAGTGAAACTGCTTCACAGTAGTTTTTTGGAACTGCTGAACTGGCTTCATCATGGATATAAATAATATGATGGTTAATATCTTCCTCATATTTCTTAGCTACTTCTGGAAACAATACATTCAGCTTATTCTTCATTCTTATTCTCTGGATAATCCTATTTTTTACTTTAGGAACCTCAGATTCAAGAGTCACTACATTCTTCATAGTTACATTTGCATTTGCATCTGTTTCTGATAAAGCTGCTGTATTCTTATTTGATTTACTATATCTCTCCATGTAATCCAGCCTATCATTAAGCTCTCTTGCTTCTTTGTGTTTCTCCCTATAAAGAATATATGCTCTTACAGCAGAAGCACAATTATGCTGGATTAATAACTTCTCAATTTCATCTTGAATCTCTTCTACTCCTATAATATCCCTATTCTTAAATAGATTTACTATAGCTTCATGTATTGCCAAAGGAGTTATTTGGTTTACAGACTTAAATGCTTTATCAACTGCTGATGCAATTTTTTCAATATTAAAGTCTTCCTTGCTGCCATCTCTTTTAATTACTGTCATACTGGTACTAAATTCTTTATTTGCATAATACAATCATTTTCCATTACTTCCTTACTATATTTCAGATTAGGATTATTAAGATAATAATTAAGGTCTGAGAGAATCATTCTCCAATCCCTATAAATCTTACCTGTTTCATCCTTTAAATCTACCATGCCAAAGTTCCCATAGAATTCCCACACAATAGGAGCAATTGTTCTTCTATTGATAACAATGAACTGATAATGCTGAATCTTGAACTCACTGAAATAGGGATCTCTCTTGATACACTCTTGAAGAATGTATGTGTATAGCTTGGCTTGAATATCCAAATATCTTCCAGATAAGTCGTTAATTTATCTGCGTTCTCTTATAAACTGCTATATGTTACCATATAGATGAGACTATATCATCATCCTCAATAGTGAGGAGCCTCGCACTTCCACTCACTTGAGTGTACTCCATTTCTGGATAGTCGTTGCACCTTCCTTATTTCTAAGGCTTGGCTCAGGGTTGTCCTATTAGGATGTTCCCTGAGTTCACGAGGTTTTTTATTATTGCAGATTACTCTGCCGAGATACAATATTCTACATATTTATTATATTTTCTTTGGAGATAAATAGCAGCATCTTGATACAAATAGTCAAGTATTCTCTTACATACATTCCTTCCATTATAATGAATTGTAACTGCAATAGCAGCTTTTCTATGCTTTAATCCATTATCCACAACTCCCACATTTTTAATTAAATGCTCTTGTATTTTTCTAAGAGGGTTCTCCATACCAGTAACACTAAACTGATAAATTTTACTATTTGGATTTTTTCTATCACTTCTTTTTATAACAGAAAAACATCCATCACCATCATAATACCCCCTTATAAAATGCCTCATCAATTCATTATCTAATTCAGGAATTTGTAGTGTGTAAGTTTTTGCTTGAGTTAATCCATACTCAGATAACTTATCACATAAATGCTGAGAATATAAAGTTAAATTACAATAAGTTTGCTTGTATAATCCTATTGGATTATTAGCTCCTATACAAGATTTGAATTTTTCCATTATTTCCTTATCCTGTTTATGTAATCTGAACTCTATACAGCCTTTATTTGTATGATTATAACCATCTGCTGCAAAGAAACCAAGCCAATATGCTTTTTCTTGACAATTTATACTATCAAAATAATGTTCATTAAAATTATACTTTCTCATAATACATTGATTTATAATTCAATGCAAAGATAAGTAAAATTTCTCATATCTCCAAATTAACAAATAAATTACTTATTTCATATCTCCATTTCATGAATGAATGTTGAAACTCTTCCTCAGGATGCCCTGTAGTCTTTAAGTCTATAGGATATATCACTTTATTTACATGGTCAACAATCAATTCATCAAACATACATCTGACTGGTATTCCATTCCACTCAGCTTTAAATTTGAGCTGAAATACCTTCTCAATATCAGTGTTCCAAGGGTCTATATAAAAAAAGTCCTTGGTTATTGAGTTGGTTCTTAATTCATCAACACAAAGAGACACATCATTATAATCCCTTTGAGACAAGATAGTCTTCTCTCCTGCAAGTGCAAGTAAACTATAATATTCATTACAGCTTTCTTTTACTTTCTTAATTCTGAGTGCCCTATAAGAATCCCCTGCATAGTAGCTATTGGCAACAGCCACATCACTGATAATATCATCATTAATGGTGTCTATTCTTCTGTGAGTATCTCCATACTTTGAGAACAGTACCTTTGTAATAGTGATTAAATTATCTGATAAGTTAGGAAACTCACAAACAATAAACCTGTCATTGAAAGCCTGTTCACCATCAGTAAGCATACAATCCACTGCACTTCCAAACTGTAATGCAGGTGTCTCTATCTTATCAAATAATGAACCTATCTTTCTCCAACCTTCCCTCTCAAATCTTGATAATGTACTATAGCTGATTGCAGGGTCTTTCCTGTATTCTTCCTCTGTTACATTCCAAGATAGTTCTTTAATACTCTTCTCCATAATCATAATCATCCTCTAAGTCTTCTTCCCATTCATTACTGGAAACTTCAAGCCGGGTTAAATACACATCTACCTCAGCCTTTAAATTACTTAACTCTGTCAAGTCCACATCAAGATACTCTTGCTTAGGTGGCACTTCTTCATCTTTTCTGGCTTTGTGCTTCCTAACCTTGTAGATTGCTGAATCCACTAAGTCCTTGAGTGACTCAAAATCTCTGCTCTGAATGAATTGTTCACCTAAAGTTATATCACTCTTTGGTAAACTGCTGAGCAATTTCCTCATTCTTTCTATTGGCTTCATCTTTAATAATTTGAATAAATTCTAAGAGTTGTTTCTTAGTAAAGACCTCAAAGATAAGATAATTTTCTCTATCTGGCAAATCTTCTATATGTTTCCTAAACATCTTGAATTTGTAAGGGAACACATCATTGACCTGACCTTTGACTTCAATTATTATCTTTAATCCTTGATACTCCATGTAGAAATCTGGGGTATAAGTAATATTAATTAGCTTCTTAAGGTTTAGTATTGTAGCCTTAGCTTTATTACGGGTGTAAAAAGGTACAGTAGGTCTAAATCCTTCCCAGATTGTGTAAGTATGAGTTTCATATTCAGGCTCAAACCCATGTTGAAGCAAGGTCCTATAGACCATTGCCTCAATCTTGGATTTAAACTTTATATTACCATACTCTTCTGGAGTAGCATTTCTAATCCTTCTGTTTTCCACCTCTTTTAAACCTTTGTCTCATAGGGTCTCTCAAGATATGTTTAGCTGCAAGAGCATCATCCAATGTCCTGAATGCAGCAAAATTCTTGAAGTTCTTGATTCTATCCAAGTCCTTGACCTTTGTTATTTCCCCACTGAGAGTGCTGATTACATAAATCTCCTTGCTATTCTCAATATGGTTCTTATACTTTTCATCCATAACAATGGCTATTTCTCTCAACATAATTGAAAGAACAGCAGCAGGATAAATTGTATAAAGGTTTGCAAGATACTTCTGCAAATTGTCTTTGTTCCAATGAATCCTCTTTGCAAGATGTTCTATATAGAAGTAAGGGTCAATATGGGTTCCCTCCTCTTCAACCTTCTCCTCAACTTCCTTGATTATACCTTCTTCAATAAGAGAAGGAATAGTCTTCTCACTGACAATTATAGTGTAGAATGGTATAAGCCCATAAGCACTTTCCATTCCAATAGCAACTCTATCTCCCATTTTCACTTCACTGCCAGATTTTGCAAAAACAAATTTCTTCATACTTTTTTTTAATTAATACTCTGAGAACCACACAATTGGTTCTCCATATTTCTCTTTAGTTAGTTTGCTCACTTCTTGAAATACAGTAGATGGCATCCTCTCTTCTTGCCTTGCATAGTATGCAGGATGCTTCTCTTCCAGTATTATATTGGTGTTTTTATTGATATAAGGTTTAAGTGTCTTAGCCTGTTCACCAAATAGAACATAAATAATACCTGTATCCCACTCTGATAGATTCTTTAGTAACTTGGTCATGAAAGGTCTCCACATCATTGTGTGGCTACCTACTTTATTCACCTCACAAGTCAATGCAGAATTAATCATTAGTACTCCTTGTTTAGCCCAACTCTCTAAAGTGGGGTCAAAGATAATACCATTATGTGGAATTTCAAAATTAATACAAGCCTCTTTAACTATTTCAAGTGAAGGAGACAACTTGGTTCCCTCCTTATTCCCAAACAAGATACCAGTAGCCACATCCTTTTGAGGATATGGGTCTTGTCCTATCATTACAACTTTAAGGTTGTTGTAAGGGCACAGATTAAAAGCCTTAAATATATCAGGATATGCAGGACAAAGCAAGTCTCTTTTAATTAAACTTACTTGCCCTACTACCTTATTTAATTCCTTTGTATCTATAATCCTTACCCATCCACCAAAATATTCCTCAAATGTCATACTATCTTAGTCATTTCCACAACTTCTTCAAGGTGCTCCAGAAGGTAATCATTCATAGCCTCATTGTTGAATGTAGAAGGAGTTGGTTTTTTAGGTCTTACTATAAACCTGTCAGTCACATCAGCTACTATTATCTCAGGCAATGGCTTAATTACTTGAGCAACAAAGCCATTTGAATTCCTTATAAGAGTATTAATATCCTGAGCAGTAACTCTTATGAGGTTGCTTGTATCTGCCCTGATACCCTCCTGTACAAATGCAGGAATGACTGTTTTAATGATGCCTTTCTCAATCAGACCATTGCTTACAAAGACCTTTGGATTCACATAGATTCTACCAGTTTTGTAGTGTAGAATCCTATCTTCACCTATAACTCCATGAAGTGTGTACAGTATTAATATGTTATAATCTTTGTCAAGAATATAACCATTACCACCATAATACACCTCACCATTGTTAGTTGTAATCTTCATAAGCCTGTCTCTTGTATCATTCATCTGCAATGTCTTGAAGATTGCATTTGCAGTTCTTCTTGATTGAGGATAACTATTCTCAAATAAAGCAACAGCCATTTCCTTTAAACTATTAGGCTGATTGTAGTTACTCAATAACCCTTCCTCAACCTTGTACTTACACATTAATGGAACATCAATCTCTGGTCCACTAATATCTACTCTTAAGAATAGATTGAATACATTATTGTTTTCAAAGGCAAGATGGGGTTTAATATAGTCTGGGAATTGAATAGCACCTCTATTCATGAATATATCATGAAGTTGCCTGTTTAATTGTGCACTTATTGCCATTACATTTCTACTTTAAAGTACATTGTATCAGCAGAATATTGAGTCATAAAAGGTACATCCCTATCTATAATAGGATTACATTCATTAGCCACGAAGTTTACAAACAGATTGACCATTACTGATGCAATCATATTTGCCATAAAGGTTGTCTGTTTGTAACTACAGATAGTTTCATCTGCTACTGCATCACTGAACAACCATTTACTTCTGTACTCTCTCATAGCTCTTGTATCATTGCCTTGAATAGCAAAGACTTGAAATTCTTCTGCTGCCAACCTACCATCAATAAACAACATTTTACCTCTCTCTTCCTCAGGTTTAGCCATTAGTCTATCTTCCCAAGCATCAAAGAACAGTTTCCTTGCTTCCATGTTATCAAAGCCACAAATCATAATATCTGTAGCTTCACTCTCAGCAGTAAACCTTTCTTGATATGCTACACTGTTATAGTAGTTTGCATATACTTGTAACATCCTATGAAGGGAGCTAACCTTTGCTTGTCCTAAGTCACCCCTACCATATAATTGACCAGACATATTAGCCTGTTCAACTATATCTGGGTCATATAAATATAATCCAGCAGGTTTCAGTCTTGCAAGTAGGAAACCAACATAACTTCCTATACCACCTACACCAGCTAATGTAATAACCTTAGACTGAATGGCACTATACCAGATAGCTCCACTGAATCTACTTGTAGCTTCATCTACAAGCAAACTACCTGAATTAGGTGGAACCACTACTTCCTCAGCAGCTAATGCAGCTTCAAGTAATGCTTCTCCTTGTTCATCAATCTCTACTGGAGCCTCTGAATGAACAGTTTCCAAATGTTCACCAACCATTTGGTTTATAGCACTTTCTAATACTTCATCTTCCATAATCAGATAATATAATCATCCATTAATTTGATATAAACACTTAACCAAGGATTCTTTGGTAATTTCTCAAGTTCTTCCCTTACATCATGTGCCAGTAATGCAGCCATAACAGTATCATCATTATTAACTGCTGCCATGACATCTGCATCATAGGTATAATTAATAAGATAATCTACATAGTTTGATGCAAAGTATTCAAACTCTTTGACAGTTCCAAATCTCCTTCTATAAAGACTCTCCATAGAATTAGCCCACTTCTTGACATCAACTGCACTTTCATTTGAAATGATAATACTTGATGTAACAAGTTGCCTTACAATAGATTGAACTATGTCTTCATCTACTGTTACAACACCATAAGGAATGTCAAGATTCTCTTCCTCAGGCTGGTCAAAAGGCAATTCACCTTGTTTAACAGGTAATTGCTTAGCTTCATTAGCTTTATACCAGCCTCTTCCTTCTTCCCAATAGTATTTATCTTTATCCATAGGAAATGTACTCCCCACCTCCTCAGTTGGGGCAATGTTCTTTCTATAGTTACCATATTGAGGATAACCCTTATATACAGGAGTTACAACTTTCTTCTTAGACTCTTTGATTTCTTTGATTCTTTCCATCATTTCAGTCTCAAAGTCATTAGTTGCATTCTCAAATACTATATCCAAATTGAACCATTCAAATTTCTCTTCTTCAATATCAAAGGTCTCTACTCCCTCTCTTACTTCACCATTCCAAGTAGGATAAGTGTATTTCTCAGATACAGTCTGTACACATTTGTACTTCCTTGTAACACCAGCAGTGTATTTACCTGCATTATTTACAATCAAGGATACAAAGTGAGCCATATCATTACCTTCTGCACTTAGAGTAGCTGTATCAGTACCACTAAAGAAAGTAGCCATGTTATTATGGCTATGGATTAATCCTTGATATATCCCCTCTTCCAATAATTCAGGATGGTCTACCATGTATGTAACCATATCAGGAGATACATTGAACTCAGTATATGCACTTGTACCAATGTCCATTTGGAACAAATCCACACATCTGATAGTTAGGGATTTATCTTCAAAAGCTCCCTCAACTTTATAGAACAAGACACCTGACCATTCTACATCCCAGATGTTCTTGCATAAAAATCTTATCTTTTTCTCAACCTCTGCTGGAATGACAATCTTAAATATATCCTGTCTGTGGACTAACTCCAGCACTGGTTTCACTTCTTTCTTCTCTTCCATATCCATAATTTAATATTCTCAACATGCTACATACAATAGCTTCAATATATTGTAAATTCAGTATCCTTGTTCTATTGAGAGACTCCTCCTCTGAGGATAGTATTCCATCAATAGTCAAGGTAATTTCCCTACCTTTGAATGTACAGATTTTCCTTCCTACATATCTCTGATAGTCATCACTACGATTCCTTCTCACTGCTCTTGGTATATAGACTTTACCATTGGTTATGATACATTCATTGATGATACCCTCACTAACAAGGTCAGCATAACTAATATCAAAAGTATGCTTGTTATATTCAGTATTATACCAGCTAATGAATTCATTACTGATAAGAACCACTGTATCAATGAAGGACATTCCTATCCCATAACTTCCATTACTATAGTTGAACCTAATCTTCTTAGTCTCCAGAAGGTATTTAATGAATAGCTTGAATTGTTCTCTTCCAAAGATACCACTCCGAGGAATTACACCTCTAAGGGATTGCATAGAGAATTTGTCCTTAGCATCTCCCATCTCTGATACAGGAATATTCTCAAGCCTATGGTGTGGAACTCCATCAATAGATTCTACTCTTACATACCTGTCAAGCTCCAGACATAATAACTGCCAAATGGCTTCATCATATTCTATAGCTAATGTAGAAAGAGAAGAATTGATAGGTCCTCTACCAGTACAAGGTGTCTGAAACTTCTCAAAGTCTTCTATTGGAATAGAAGATACATGGCTGTGCATATATCCATGCTTGAATTGGTTTAGTGGATAATTAGACCTATTCACTCCAAAATATCCCTTACCTTTTCCCATCCAATTGAAAGGAACTTTAAGCCATAACTCCTTAATATCTACATACTTACCATATTCATTTGTAATCCTTACTGTAGGAAAATAAATAAGAATGAATAAGTTATTGAACATAGTATTAGCAATCTTCTCCTTTATTATTGGCAAGAAATATTTAGCCAATGCAGAGTCACTTACAACAGTTTCATTATTAGTACCTTCTGCTGTCCAAAAGAGATTTACTAAGTCTCGGTCCTCTTTATTCATGTTTTGGTAAGCAGAAAAATTTACTATATTACTCAGTTCCATGAATGTTCCCAAGGGGGTTCTACTAAGATATGTATATAATTCATCCTTAGTGTAAAAACCCTGCATTTCTACTCTCCACTCACCAAAGAAGTCTTGAAAGAACTGTAGGATTTGATTTGGTCTTTCCATGATACTATCATGTAGTTCATGGACTTGTTTCTTTATTTCTTCGGTCATTGCATGATAAAAAAATGAGGGGGAAGGCTTATTCAGCCTCCTCCCTCACTGGTTTCCACTTAGTGAACAAAGTCAAACATCTTGTTGATTTCAGACCTTGACATCTTTTCGGGTGCTTCATAGGAAGTACCTTTCAATACAGCCATAGCCCTGTCATAGGTTCCCTCTTCAATTACATTAGAACCATAAAGGTCTTCAAGTAAGATTTCAAGAGCACCAGCAACATTACCCTCAGAGGAAGCAGGAGCTTCTACTTTCTCTTCCTTTACAGGTTCTTTTGCTACTTCTTTCTTTGCGGGCTTTTCTTTCACAACCCCTTTCTTTTCCTCTTTAAGAACACTATCTTCCTTCAACAGGTCAATCAAGTCCTGAGTTTTACACATAGTGAAGTTCTTTCCAAACCTTTTTACACATTCATCCTGCAAGCCTCTTGCTTTGATTGCATTATAGGCTTCTGCCCTTGACATTGCACCAGACTTGATTTTCTTTTCAGGTGCAGTCAGCAGGAATGTCAAATCATTTACTACCTGTCCTTTGTAAGGAATGTTGGTAGGAAGGATAGAAGCATCATCTTTCAATTCTGCTCTCAAATGACCTTCAAAGAATGTCATTCCTTCATATTCAATACCTGCTTCTCTCATTTCTCTTTTCAACTCACCCAGTGTAGTTGCAGTAGATGCCTGAATAACTTTTTGAGACTGAGTTTTGTTGTTGATGATGGTTACTTTTCTAAATTCCATGATTTTTTTTTTAGTGATAAAACATTACCTATTAAATAGGCTTAAAATTATTTCTCTGAATTGTTCTTTGTCTCCTATTGTTTTATAGAGGTCTGAGACATCTTTTCCTCCTTCAAAATGTGGCAATACTATATTAGTGAACCCAGTGGATGCAGACAGTTTCTCTATTTATATCTCCATAGGAAACCACCAGCCATCTTCCTTCTACCTTTCAAACATGCACAAATATTACTATTGCTAATGCCAAGTTTTGCTTGAGCATCATAAGTACTATCAAACTCTTCTATGAGAGTTCCATCAGTACTTAACTGCTGAATAGGTTTACAATGTTTAGCTGCTACCCTATCAAGCCTTGTTCCCCAACTATTATTATATTGTTGAGAACACCACTCAAGATTGGTAACAGTGTTGTGGGTTTTGACTTCATTTATATGATTAACTTGAGGCAAGTTGTTGGGATTTGGTATAAATGCTTGAGCTACAAGTCTATGGACTTTTGCAGTTTTTCCCTCTCCACCTTTATATAGGCTTACTATAGGATAACCATTAAAGTCTTCTCTTTGCTTTATATACTCGACCCTCCTAACTCTCCCCAAGTTACTTACTTCATAGTTTTCAAAACCTTCTATTGTCCTCCACTCTTCAACAATTTCATTACTGTGTTGCATAAATACTCCTTTCCATAATAATAATACATATCTGAAACATCCTTTCCTTGAGATGTTTTAGGTAGAATAAGATTGATAAATCCAGTCTGCTCAGCAAGTTTTTTGCCATCTATGAGACCAGCTTTATCATTATCCAATAAGATAAATACTTCCTTGTATCTTCTTTTGAGTTCATTAACAGCAGTATCACTGATACCATAACCCTCTCCTTGAATGGCTATAGCTGGTATTCCAGTGTTTGCCCATAGGCATAAAGCATCTTTCATTGAGGAACAGATACATATTCTATCCCCAAATTCAGGTACTTTAGTCCATAAGCTAATTACTGACCTATCATGTCTGTTGGACCACTTGTATCCTTTCTGATTGAAGGGTTGATATATCTTTAAAGTGACTTTTCCTTCCTTATATTCTACATAAGCATAAGCATATTTATCTGCTGGAAAGACCATTCTGGTTTCTCCCTTTATGATTATTTTATAGGATATAGGATAGATGTCAGCATATTTCAACCATTCCAAAGTGATGCCAAATGAAGCCCAATACTCAAGGTCATACTCTCTCCATTCTCTTGTCTTACATTGTAAATCAAGGTTAGATTTGTATAACCCTGATGTAGTGACAACTTTAGGTTTACCTGATGCACTATAGCCATTAGTCTTAGTAATCCTGGATAAGTCCTCCCAAACATGTGCAAGCACATCATTGTAACTCTCCCCCCAATACTTACCTAATAAATCAAATGTTCCTCCTTTATCTTTTGTAGCAAAGTCTGTCCAATGTATCTTTTGACCATCTATGCTATAAAAACCAAAGGATGGATGGTTATCAGTCCTTAAAGGGGAACTGATTATACAAGGAATATTACTCACCCCAAAATAATGGTTCAGGATATCAAGTTCTGATACCTTTGATAAAATCTCTTCTAATCTGATATTAGGTTTACCAATACTAACAGCCATAGTAATAAACTTTTTTTTTTACAATATTATTAACCCCAAGGAGTTGCTGTAGGAGCTGTTGCTGCTCCTAATGGGTCATTGTCAGCAGTAGGTGCAGCAAATGAAGTAGCTTCCACTACATTTTCATGCAAAGGTTGAGTAGAAAACTCAGTGCCTGGAGCACCACCTGCATTCTGAAACTCTGTGATTGCAGCATCAATCCTACTGTAATCTGTTACAGCATTCTTTGCAAACTTCCTTGTGAATACTGCCTGATACTGTCTTGTACCATTTTCATTATCCACAGTTCTGATACCTACTGCACCTTTAACTATATAAGCAGCAGCAAGAGTAACAAGCTCTTTAAGCTCTTTTACATCACCCTTGAATAGAGCTGCCATATCAAGAGAAACCTCACTGTCATCAGTGTTCTCTTTCATCACCCAAACCTTGTCCTTATATACAGCAGGACCCGGAATATTCAACCACTGAATAAGGAAATCAACCAAGAATTCCTCACCTTGCCATGCAAGTCTGTAGTCAGCACTGATATTGGCTGGTCCAGAAGAGTATTGTGGAATAGACTTAGACTGTACTTCTTCTTTTGTAGCCCATGCAGTTCTACCAAACTTATCAATAATCTGATATTTGCCACTATTCTGACCAACTTTGTAATCCTTAGTCAGCATAAAGCTGATAGGAACAAGCAATTCAATGCCATTGTTCAACTTAGCCTCAGGAGCAGTCTTTGCATAGAATACCACCCTTACCTGTTCCTTACCTTCATCAGTTTTACCAACATATTCAGGGTCATTCTCAATCTCTCTACCTGTGAGAGCTTCTAATTCTGCCTTAGTAGGATTTACAGCTACAATATTGAATGCAGCCATACCTTTGTACATCTTGAAAGAACCTTCAACTGATTCTTTACCTACCTTAACAGCCATGAAACTTTTGTTTAAATTCTTCATCTTAAATTACTGATTTTGTGTGATTAATCTTTGAAAGGCATTTCATCATCACCTTCTCCAAAAGGATTTACAGCTACAGAAGTCTCTGTTGCAACTTCCTCTGCCAATGCAACTGCCTCAGATGCAGGTACTTCTACCTCACCTACAACCTCTTCTGAAACTTCTCCTTCTGGAGCTGCTTCTGTTGCTTCTGCTACTACCATGATACCAGCAAGAACTTCCTCAGAAGTGAAGCCACCAGTCATAGTCTTGATAGGAGCCTCAAAGCCTTCAATGGCTTCATTGATTACACCCAGTTCTTCCTGTGCTTTCTCAATCTTCTCTACCAGTTTGTCCCTTTTGGCTCTCAAACTCTTAGTGTTCTGGGCTGTTCTTTTAACAATAGCCAACTCAAATCTACTTAACTCTTTCATAATGTTTAATTTATAAAAATTATTTGTCTTTGCCCTATTTCATTGGGCTTGCTTTGAAGTTTATTTATGGTGTATTTCTTTTCATAATACTCTAATGCCTTTCTATAAAGAAAGGCTCGAATATCCCCTGTTTCAAGAGAATAGTGACGAATACTGTTGTTTCATAATAAGGCTTACTATGCTCCAAACAGTAATTCATCAACAGAATATTTATGTCCATTTCAGTCAGTCCACCAAAGGCTACAAGCCTACTAATCCTAACTACTTCATCTCTACCCATAGTATTCCTGTGCTTTCTCAACTACAAGACCCAAATCATTGGGAATATATAGAGGAAACATGCCGACAGGACTCTTTGCAGGATATACTCCATCATCATTGGTAACAAATTCTCTGATGGATTTCTTCTCTTTAGAATCAAAAGAAGACTTACCATAAAGAACCACTTCAAACTTACCCTCAGGAGTAATATATGAATCAACCATGTTACCAGTACTCTTATATTTATAGGAGATACTATCACCATTCTTGTCTTTATACTCTTCATAATGAGCAAGACAAATCATGTTCTTGTTTTCTGGTACAAGATTGATTGCATCAAAGATTAATCCCATTCCATAACCAATCTGTTTAGGAGTGTCCCAACCACCTTTCATTGCATTCTTCATATAGAAATCCTGACTGATATAATTCATATCATCCAGTACTATATTGGTGAAAGGAGATTGTGGGCTGGCTAACATCTCAATGATTTGAGCAACCTCTTTGGCATCATTGGTTATAATTCTGTTACCTTTACCAATCTCCTTAAGAGTAGTAACTTGGTACTTACTTCCACCACCCCTGAAAGGTAAAGGTTTATTCACACAACTTATCAAATAAGTTACTTTAGGGTCCAACCCTTTCAATCCAAGCTCTGGTATCTCCCCAATAGAGGTTGATTTACCAAAACCTGACTTAGCTAAAATCAATGCTTTCATTCTTCTTATTTAAAATTTTAGTCTGCAAAGGTAATCAATTTAACTAACCTATGCAAATTCATCTTCCACTTTCTTACTCTGGCTTTTCTTATAGAGACATTCATGAAAGTATGGTTAGTCCTCCTTCTTACAACTGTCTCAATATACTCAAGACATCTTTCCAGTTCAGGCTTATTATTGGGCAATGGAAGCTCAGCAAATGTACTTACTGCCCCATCAAAGAATAATGGACATATTTGACCTCCTGCCCCATTATCTCTATCCTCAATAACCTGCATAAACCTTATATTGTTTTTGAATTTGGTCACATCATAACCTTCATATTCCCTTAGACCATACTTAAATGGACTATATAAACCAAGTACCAGATTTGCATCTCTGGTGGTAGTCTTACAATCTGCAAGACCATCTGATGAAGGCATCATCTTATTCAACTTCTGATTCTCAATTCCTTCCTGAGCTTGAGCTTGATGCTGGATTGCAGTGATATTGAAATCAAACTGGTCTCTCTGAGTGATGAAATATTTACTCATCTTCTCAATAGTTTGCATTTTATTCATACCACTTTCTGACATCAGATTTGAATAGTTGTCCAAGATAACTTCTACATATTCATCCTTATCATCTGGTTCATAATAGTCTATGACATCTCTCTCCTCTTCAAGTCCAGCTTCATTCTTCATGATAACCTTCTTGAAGTGGAACTTCCCTCTACTCAAAGCAAAATTCCTACAATACTTGTTAATACCAGTAGGATTTCTCTCTGAATCAATATAGATTATAGTTTCCTTAAACTTCTGAATATATGTTACATACCTCTCAGATGCAAGTAAGTCTAATATCTCTTGAGGAACTGGTCTATCAGCAGAAGTACTCTTCAAGTCAGTTGGACTTATTCTTATTTTATCAAGCCTGTATAACAGGTGACATAAGAACTCATAGAACTTTTCTTCCTTACCCATTTCAAGGGTAAAATAGAGTATCTTCAACCTTAGTTGGTCAGGGTGCTCAATTGCATAGAAGAAGGGTTCATAAACAAGCATATAGTCAGCAAGTTTTGATTTACCAACCTTTTGATTTGCAGTAATAATGTTATACCTTCTTTTCTCTATTCCAGGGAGCCACACTCTTAATCTTGGGAAAGACAATGGAATACAATTTATCTTGCCATCCAATATCCTCTGTCTTCGGAGTATTAACTTCTCCAGTGCCCTATCAAATGAATCCTTCTCTTCCATATTCACACAATGTATCTCCACATAAAACCATAAGCTCTTTTCATTCTTCCATTACAGCAAGCTCCAATATTGGTGTTTTTATAACCAAGAACCCTTTCCACCTCCATAGTACTATCCCACTTTCTCACAACTTCCCCTTCTAAGGTTAATTGTGATACTGGCTTAGAGTTCCAAGGAGTCTTTCTACCTTTCAGGGTATTAGACCTTCTTTCACTTCCAGTACCATGTTGCATATTCTGAGATTGGTTACACCATTCAAGATTCTCAACTCTATTATCTGTTTTATCTTCATTGATGTGATTTACTTGGGGGAGATTATCAGGATTAGGAATAAAGGCTTCTGCTACTAATCTATGTACATGAAATGCTTTACCACCCTCTAATCTAACCTGTAAATATCCTTTAGAAGTTTTATAAGGTTTAAGGGTTTTATTTCTCTTTAAAGAAAATATTTCTCCTGAATTACTTACAACATAATTTGGAAATCCTGAAATAACTTTAGAAATCATACTACTTTTAATTTAATGTGGAAGTCCAATCAACACTCATTTCATTGGTTTGGTCTGCATTTTCAATGTAGTTAGCCAGTTCTGAGATAGGTACTTTAGTACCATCCTTTACCTCTTCTTTCCAAATGAAATATTGAAGCAATCTCATGAACTTATACTCCCCATTGAAGCCAGAAACATAGGCTTGAGTTGCATTTATGATTTGTTCATCAGTGTAATCATTCCCATACTTCTTAAAGAAAGTCTGTAACTTCCTCTTAATGTCAGTTTTATTCCCTCTCCAATACTGATTGTTGAAGTTCTTTCCTTCTGGATAAATGGATTGAAGTTGAGGTACTAATGCTTCAATTCTTTGATTGAAGTCATCAGTCCCCACAGACTTATCAGAATCAAGAATGATATTATTGACCACATTATTTCCCATAGAAGTTACAAATAACCCTACAGGAAGATGTGTTTCCCTATCATAACTTGTACTGATAAGTCCTTTTTTCTTCAACTCACTTTCAGCAGCATTGAAATCTACATTGTTTTGAATAGCTATCATAAGTAAGACCTCTCCAAGAGAAACCCCACTCTTTTTAATAACCTTGTCATTCAATGAGATTGTCATACTCCTATCCAATCAGCAATTCAACATGAGCTTTCTCAACTTTCACAGCCTGTTCACAAGCCTCCACAGATTCATTCACAAGTGCAGCACAGTTCAAGAAATATTTCTCAATTTCTTTATAAACCTTTGCAGCAGTAGCAAATGCTTTACCTTTTGCTCTGGATTCTGCAATCCTCTTACCTGCTTCTTCATTAAAGGCATCTTCTTCATTGCATCTTGCAATAGCCCTCACTTTGAATGTGCCCCTGTTATCTACAAGTGGAAGATTAGCCCACATATTAAAATAAATATGATCCCATGCAGGATGCTTACACAACTGCATATCACACTCCAGAACACAAACTACTACCTTCTTTTCAGGATTTACAATGTAGTTTGCTTTAGTAATCTTAACTCTGTTTCTCATACTTTTATTTCACTTAAATTTGTTTTCACAACCAACTCTGGATTATAATCCTCAAGCATCTTTTCAACTAACTCCTCTTCCCTTGTACCACTAAAGTATGGGATAATAATGATGGGGTCTTTGTGCCTGAGTATTCTACCCAATCTTTGTTTGATGATAACATCACTACTGTTCAGATTAGCATATAAACCAACTCTGCAATCTACAAGGTTCATACCTTCATTCAACATATTACATGCTGTGATGTGGTCCAACTCCTTATGATTAAACATGTCAAGTACTATAGAGGATTCTTTGTTCTTACTGTTAATACAGTTTTCCCCTAATATTTCTGTCTGCTCAATAGAACTACAGAATGTAAGTACCCTTTCTGATTTCAGCTTCTCCAGAAGAGATAAGATAATAGGGTTCTTTAATTGTGAAAGGAATTTGAGCCTTTGACCTGCAAGGAATAACCATTTTGTCTTTACTCCTTCATTCCTTGTCCTCATATATTGTTTCTTCCAGAACTCTATCTTGCTTCCTAACTCTATCACATACTGTAACTCAGTGCACTTAATATGCACTTGAATAGATTTATCCTTAAGATACTGCCATCTGTCTTTATATAGACATTCCTTGACAATCTTAGCCTTAGGATGTTCAATCATAGTATGTACAGCATGTGTATTATCCAGTTCAAGAGGGATTAGAAATACTTTAGGGTCAGGAAGAATTTCATTGTCTATAGCCTCCTTCATCTTCACTGTATAACACTGAAAATCAGGAAACAACTGACTTAGTTCCCACTTCATATCTCTGGTAACTGTAGCTGAAAGCATGATAGAATGATATATAGTCATAGTAGATACAAATTCCCTGCATCTTTCTGACATGTGCTGTACTTCGTCAAAGATTACACAATCCCATTCTTCCTCTACATGTTTATTCAACCCAACATAAGTACTGAATTGTACTCTTTCAACCCAAGATTCAAGTCCCCATTTGATAAACTCCTCTTTCCAGTTATTTATCAGGACTAACCTTGGAATTACTATAAGTATGCTACTGGGGTTATCCCTTAAAGCCAAATCAATGCCTATCTTAGATTTACCAAAGGAAGTAGGTAATTCACAGAGTATAGAATTACTCCTTATATTCATTATCTCTTCCTGAGCCTGTTCTCTATCCATATCTCTTTACTATATTCTTTAGTTTTTCTACATATTGCGGGTCTTCCGCATAACCTATTTTAATCAAAAATTGATAGTAATCATCCGGGGGTTTGTATCTATATTGTATGTAATTGAGATAGGCAACCACACTCTCACTCCAGTGGTCAAACTTGTAATAATCACCTTTGTAACTATTGTAGAGCCCAAATAAGTTATTGTACTCCTTGCAGACCTTAGACCTGAAATGACCTGTCTCAAGAATAGCCTGAGCATATACAATGTTCTTATGTTTAACATTATAATACTCTAAAGCCTCCATAAGATAATCATCAGGAGCCTCTGATAGTAAGAACTCTGGTTGTTCCAATCTCAACACATCCACCTTTTCAGGTTCCTTGTGCTCCTCTTGATGGTCTATATAGTATAAACCATATAGACCACCAATCAGTAAGAGCATAAGGATATTATATACCCTTTGTTTCATAACATTTGTTTTACATTTGGCTCAATACTGTCATTGTAGTACACCTTATCAAATGGAATATCCAAATGTGATGTAATTGCTTTATACTTTAATATTCAAGAAGTTCTTAATTATAACCAAAACTTGTCCTACATAGGTTTCACCTCTCAGACTGAATAGACACTTGTTATAAAATATGTCCGGTTTACCATAGGACTTAACAATATACCATATAATAAAGGCTGCGAATAGCACAATATTGAGGAAAGGAATCAGTTCAATAAGAAGAATGATAATAAGCACCCACAGGGGTATCTTTATATCAAATTCTTCCTTAGCCTCAAGACCTTCATAGCATTTACAATGAGTGTCCTTTAACATCCTCACTATAATAATAGTGAGGAATATTCCAATTAAAGACCAAATCATAATTACTTCTTATCAAAAGACTTAGTTATGTCCATGAGCATCTTAAGACCCACAGCATCCATAGCATTATTTCCAGAACCATTTCCTCCAAACATTACAGATGGAACCCATTGTACCTTAGAATTAGCAAGTGCTTCTGCAACACCTACAGCAGTCTTATAGTCCCATTCAGCCTTTTCTGCGGGAGTTAAACCTGCTGCAACCAATGCTCTATTAGCTGCTGCTTTAGCTTCACCTTCTGCCTGAACTTTAAGAGCAACTTGTTTAGCTTTCTTAGCTTCAAGTTCTGCTACTTCAAACTCCTGTTGTGCTTTGGTTACAGCTACAGCTTTCTCTTTCTCCTGTTCCCACTTAGCTTTCTCAGCAGTTGCCTTACCATCTTCTGTAATCTGAATAGTCCTTTGAACTGCCTCAAGTGATTTAGTCTTAGAAGTGATAATTGCTAAGTTAGCTTGCTTCTGTGCATCAATTTGTGACTGAGTTGCAGCATCATATTTAATATCTATGATACTAACCAGACCACAAGTTACACCATATTGTGAGAAAGGTGAGTTCTCCTGTCTTTTATAACCACCCGGAGAATTACCATCAGCTATAATCTCAGACTGTGCTCTTACTTCCTCTTCACCAGTGATATCATTAATAACCTTAGTCTTTAATACTCTGGTCTTATATACACCATTATTCAACTGGTCTGTAATATAAGCAATAAGGTCAGTCCTTGTCTCTGATACTGATTCCAATGAAGACATAAGAGGACCACAAGAAGTTACAACTTTATACAATGTAGGTTTAACCAAGTTAGCTATCAATGCTTCCTCAGAACCAAAGTCTGTTTGTATCTTCTCCATATTCTTAGCATCATTAGGCATTACTACCCTGAATGAACCAACAATGAAACCTCTACCTTTGTCATTGAATGTAAGTGCTGCTGCTGGATTACTTCCTGCTGCTACATAACCATCTTTATTCTTCTCAAGACCTGTAAATTCTATCTGTGAAGTCTTTGAATAACTTCTTACAGTACCAAGCCCCTGCCATTGCAATCCACCATCAGTCCAGACTACATAATTACCTGTTACAGGCATCTGACATACATAGTTCTTTGACTTGTCTGCATCTTCCCATAATGCCCCTGCCATTGCAATCATAAGAACTGCAACAACAGCAATAATAACACCAAGGATTTTCCCCTTGTTAATTGGTTTTTGATTTGCCATCTTTTCTCTTTTTAATGTTAGTTTTTCTTTTTACTTGTTTCTTCTCTTCCTGAGACACCATCCAATAGTAGAATGGAATACACAGAAGTGAAAATTTGATTTCTCTGTTTGTTATTTTCCACTTGCCAAACAATTGTCCTATCACCATTACATAGTATATAACAACAAGAACAACAAATGCAGCAAGTAATACTCTTGCATAAATCATGATTTCTTTTTTTTTTTTAAGTTATTCTTACCACATCAGCCATGATAAGTATTTAAGAGGATAGCCTATAGGTGCATGAGTTCCTTCAAATGAATTAAGTTTCCCTCTTGGGAATTTGATTCTATATTTATACTTCCTCCAATATCTGGCACAATGCCCCCACTTCTTCTTAGTTAAAACTCTCCCTTTACTCATATTTCCAATAGTTTTATGTAAGTTCTTCCACCATCCTTATCATACCATAGCAATAGTATATACTTGTTATAGCTTGTGACTAAATCAAAATAAGGGTGGTATCTAACAAAAGTATTTATTAGTAAGATAATACCCAATAATCCTACTATAATTGATACGAATAACATACTACCTATACTATAAATGATTTAATTATCCAATACAGCATAGGTGAAACTCACCCCACCAAGCTCTTCCACAATCCTTTTGAGATGTGCTTCAAGCCTCTGTTTCTTAGTAAGTTTCTCCCAATCTCTTGCTTTCACAAAGTAAGGAGCTTCTTTTCCTGTCATGTAGTCATAAGCATCCATACTAAGATTGAGTGATTGACCAGCAGGCTTACACTTTCTGGTCTTTACAGTAATGGTTTCAGCATCTTTCTTACCATCCTTAAGACTTTCTACTATCATATTGAAAGTGTCATAACCTGTGCCTACTTTTTCTTTCTCAAGAGCTTTAGCCTGCTCTTGGCTCAGCATCACACTACCTTGTAATGTGACACTGAGACTCACTTTGATTTCATTATTCATTTGAATCTTTGTCTCTAAGCATAGCTCCCATAAGAAGCATACCCAACATGGCTTCTGGACCTTCCCCTGTCAAATTCTTAGCTGTAATACCAATAACAATCTTTTGCTGTTGGTCTGCAATGAATTTCTGCAAGTCCATAGGCAGAGTACCAAGTAGATAAGTAATTACTATAGCTCTGCTTTGAGGGTCTTTTAATCTTTTCAGTTCAATCAGGCAATTATCCAACACATCTTCTGCATCAGTATCACCTGTTTTCTTGCCAAGGTCAATTACACCTTCTCTTAATTCATCCATTACTTCTTTAGGAAGTGGACTGTTAAGACCTAATTTTTCTCTCATGTTTTCTGCGAAGCTCTTAGCTCCGCTCTTTTCATTTTTCATTGTTTTTTTTTTAGTAAAACACTATGTTAATTATCACATGAATGTGCATAAAAAGAAAAGGCTATCAGTAATAAAACTGATAGCCTTTAAAAGATAGAATATTCTACAACACTCTTTAAAAGTTGATATAAAATCTACTCCTTTCTTACTTTAAAATTTATTGTATAATTATAATATGAAGTAAGTGTTGTATTCACTAATCTTTGTGTGGGGATGGTTGGACTCGAACCAACATAAGATTATTCCCTAAATAATTGTGTAAACCTTGAAGTAACTCTCACAAATCACTAATGCTTCCATAGAACAACTGTAAGAGGATAAAACTTGCTTTATTTCACCACATCCCCATTTTAACTTTAAAATAACAACCATAACTTCCTCAGTATCAACCTACTCATTAAGACTGAGAGCCAACCCATAAGATATACAATAAGTAGTTGCATTCTACCCACCTCTGGTTGTTATTTAATTTGTGGAGGGAATTGGACTTGAACCAATGACCTATAGATTTTCCCGCTTATTGAAGTAACTCTGTTCCACACTAACATATTACTGTAGAACTTTAAACAGAGTATAATTTGCATTCTATTGCTCTACCAACTGAGCTATCCCTCTGAAATATGCCATAGAACATTTAACAGATTATCGTAGATAATTTAGGAGATTATTGATGTAAATCTGTAATACACTAATGGCATTATAAGTTAATGTTGTAAGAACAACTAACAGACTATTGTTTGGTAAACTATATCCATATTAGCTTGAAGTAAGTCTATTATACACTATACAACATTATATTTTACTGTTCCTCAAACCTATTCAGTTGAGGATATTTGTACAGGTAGACCTTAATCTACCTGCTGAATGTATAGGAAACTCAGATTCTTCTTTATACTGACCACAAACTTTACAAATCTTAAGCATTATCTTCTTCAAATTTATTTTCAACTCCCTCTAATGCAGCTATGTATGTAAGGAATTTCTCGCTCCAACCTGAAATCTCAGCAGTCCATCTACCCCTATAATTCACCCCCTTTATATTGGTAGATACATCACAAATGTAATTGTAAGTACCAAAAGGCTCAGGAAGGATAGTTTTATCATAGTAATAATCCATATCCTGTGAATCTGAGAAAATGATGATTCTATCAAAGTGGACATCTTTAAACTTGGCTTTACACCAGTCTAAACATTGTTTAGTGAATATACCTCCACCACCAATATTACCTCTTGTGTACATGATTTGCTTGAATACACCAAATCCCTTTTGGGGATATTTGATATGTTCAGATGCTTGCTTTCTTAGGGCATCTGTACCTGCTGTAGCCACAAGTTCATAGTCCTCACATTGATTAATAGCTAACATAGCCATTGCACATGCTTGGTCCATTCTATTGAACTGTGACCTACCAGAAGTAAGACTACCCATAGAACCACTAACATCTACTATAAACAAGGTTTTACCCGGAAGTTTAGGTAGATTCTTATATGATTCCAACATAGCATCTTCAATATCTCTGCTGAACTCAGGGTTCATTCTTTCAGCCTTTAAGAAGTCAAGAGGCAATAACATTGATGATTTGAGTCTTGTCAATCCCTCAACAATAACTCTCCTATCAACATCTGCTTTCTTCATGTTATTTATGTTTCTCAACATAGCCAGACCACCAATCTTATTCTCAAAGATTAACTTAGTCCAAGTTTCTTTCCTGTCTTCACCAGCAGACAATAACACTTCCCATGTTTCAGGGGGTGTAAGAGTTCTGTCAGCTACTTTTTTGAATAACTTGGTTTCATAATCATTATTTGGCTTGGGTCTGCATAAGAACATAACATCTCTCAGCTTAATGGCTGCATCCCTGTCATATTTAGCCAGCTTGTATTCATTGAAATTATGAAAGGCAGCACTTAATCCTTTCTTAGCTTGGTTACAGATGGGCTTTTTACCATCCTTCCAATATAATGCCAAGAAATCTGTAAGCATATCAGCCCTTGTAATAATCTTAGGTAACAAGTCAGCCACAAATAGTTTATGTTCAGGATATTTACACATTTCCACTGCTATAAACAGAGGTGTATGTCTCAACTTCTGCATTAACCTTGCTTCAAGAGCAATATTATACACATTAGCAGCAGGACACAAAGGTATCAATCTTTGAATTTCTTCTGCTACCTTCTTACCATCCATATATGCAACATCTTCCCAAAGAAGATTAGCTAATACTGCTCTCCTCAATAATGCTACATCACTCTGTTTAGCTGCCAATGCACCTGAACCACCAGCCAGTCTTTCTGTATCCAACTTTGAAGTTGGTTTCACTAATGGATTTAACTTTCCCATAGAATTGTTTCTTTATTTAATTGACACTGCAAAGATATGTCAAAGGTTTCATATACGCAAATATATTTCCACCTTTAACATTCTTCTGTTATTTAATACCAAATCTCAGGCAAATAATCTTTGCCATACTCAAATGTTGTTTTCATCTAAATCAGGATGTTTAAATATTAAGAATCTGCAAGCACAAGCTACTATTAAATGTTGTACACCTGTTGCAGCTAATACTCCTATTACTATCAGGTTCCAATCAGGTAATGATTCCCAATTAAATAACCATAATGCACATAGGAAGAATGTAATCCAAGTAGAACTGCAATATATACAGTAACCAAGAGGATAAGATACCCACCTTCTTAATTTATCTGCAAAGGATAATTTGTAATATATACACTCTTCTTCCAAATCATCTTCAAGTTCAGCCCAAGGTTTAAGTACTCTATAATAAAATCCATTGAATATCATTCCCTCAGCCTTAAGACAATTCCTATAGAATATGCCCAACAATCCTCCTATTATTCCAATTAGGATAAACTCACTCATTAGCTGTACCATAGTTATCTTTTCTTTTTCTATAAGCTGCCTTCATATCTTTATTCATTTACTATTTCCCAACCTTCCTCAAGAGCAGGATTATCTGTAATACCTGTCTGTAAGTCATTCTGAAAATCTTCATCTGACAAAGCTATGCCATCTTTGCTATGCCAGTATCCACAACCCTCACAGAATGTTACCCAGAAGGGTTCATTATCATTACTCTCCATTAATGGATGTGTAACTCTATGAGACTTAGCTGCCTCAAGCATTTCTTTGTAGTTCATAATTAGATATAATGTTTTAATGTTTCTTGTAATGCCGTTTCAAGAGCTTCTTCATAAGTGGGATAATCTTCATAGTCCCCATCAATATTTATAAAGCCTTCCATAGAACCAGTGGTATATGTCCAAATATTATCGTCTTTAGCAATAACATTAATGATTAGCTTATGAACATCTCTTAACCACTTTTGAGCTAATGACTGGGTAGGAGCTATCAGATTATAGGAAGTATTACCATTTTTGTCCAATTCTATCTGATTTAATAGATGGTCCTCTGTATCTAATCCTCCTTCACAGCCTATAAATAACTGGATACTATTGTCTTGAAGAGTAAAACGTTCATTATCCGTATCATAATAATAGTGATAAAATGATTTACCATTAAATCCTTTTTCTTTCAACAGATTAGCTGTCTCCAGAGATACTAAAACTTCTTTCATATATTATGTTTATTAAGAGTTACTTCTAATATGCTTTGATTCTTTACTAAGAACAAAGTTCAACCTAAAACAAGAAAAATAGCTTACCTATTGAAACTTAATTATAAAAGTCACGTAACTTCTTCTTTGTACCTCCACATTAAGTTTTGCATTAAGTGGTTATGGCTTGCCCATAAGCATCACATTTTGCTTTTCCTTTAGGTTCCCCTGCTTAGTAGAAATAGTGAGCTAAATCCCCCATTGTATCTCCATTGAGACTCGAACTCAGATATATAGTTTAGAAGACTATTGTTCTTTCCCTTGAACTATGGAGACATCACAAAAGGAGACCTATATTCACATACCAGCCTCCTGTAGCAATATTACTATTGCCCGAACTAAAATTGAGTACCCTCACCCAGAGTTGAACTGGGGTCTATTTCTTAGGAGGAAATTGTTCTATCCACTGAACTATGAGGGCAGTTTGAGTAGCTGTGTTTCACAACATGAGCTACTCTTTAATTAACCTTATAATTAAAGCACATACCTAAAACAAGTATCTTATATCAGCACCAAGCATTTTGGCTGCTTTCTTTGCATCCTCAGCACTCTTGAAGTACACAATACCTGCATATTGTACAGTCTTGTGTTCATAGATTGCAATACCATGTGTGAGGTCAACCTGAGCAATTACTGCTGAACCACCCATAGATGATTTACCAATAAAATAGCCAGTCCTACCTGCACCCATCTCCCAGCAACCATTGAGATACTTAGCTATGATAGCCAGTTTACCATTGGTTAATACTTTGCCACCATCACCATGAGGTATAGTCATACTAACTGTGTCTTTATTCACACATGACTTCATATAGTCATACCCAACCAATTCACTCTCTGCAAAGGCATTCAATGCTAATGTACGAAGAGTTGTATCACCACTGTTGTACCATTCTCTTGCTTGTTCAAGAGTTACTGAGATATTTCTTGCTTCCATGTTATTTCTTTGTTTATCAATGTCAAAATCACTTCCATTAAGTGGTAGTGTACACATAACTTTTAGACCATTCAACCTTGAGGGTTCAATGACCTTGAGAGTGATGCCATTCTGCACCTGAGCTGTATTTCTACTCCAACTCACTACTTGCATAGGAGTTGAGTATCTGTTGTCTTCAATCATATCACCAGCTTGGATTATGTCATAAGGACACAGAAACATATATTGTTTCATACCTCGAAGCTGTGAATTACTTAACTTTTGGTTTGTATAAACCACATAAATTGTCCGTACCATTTGATTATAATTTAATTAAATTTGTCATCAAGGTGATTGAAATACCTACTTAATGTAAGTATCTCAAGCTCCTCTTTGTTAATAGTTTTATAACACACAAATACAAGTGCAGCTACAAGCATTATACCATAGAAGAAATATCCTTGGTCATAAATACTATCTACACCCATCATAAATATCATGGTTACAAGGGTAGTCATGTATAATAACATACCCTTGAATATCATTTCAATCTTCTTCATATCTATTGATGTTAGTAGTTGGATAAAACAGGTAAAGAATACCACAGATTACTGTTATTATTGCTGTAATCTCAGTGACTATACCACACATAGCAGATAATACTCCCATTATTGCTATAAGTCCAAATGTATTTTTCATTTTAAGAATTCTGTTACTGTAATAATATCATATTTAATGTGATTCAATAATGCCAAGTGCTCAGCTTCTTCAACTGTATTTGCATAAATATCCCCAACATTAATAAGGTTGTTACCTATGTGTTTATACAGGGTGTACCTATTATGCTTCAATAATTGAGTATATTCTTTTAAATCCATTATCTTTTTCTTTTATATTTATTGAACTCTTTTCTTGCAACATCTCCTTTGGAGAATGTCTGCATAGTGATGCTATTGTCTGATGCAATTACTATTGACCATTCAAAAGCATGTGTCCCAAACAGTGAAACTGTTCTACCCAATTGGTCTGTAACTGTAGCTCTTAATGTAGAGTCGCAGTTACTTCTGTTGTATTCCTTTGCCATAATTATTTTATTAATCTTAATAACTCTCTTTCTTCTGGCTCTTTAAATCCTCTGGATACTAAGTCATTATAGTTTGATAATGACTTTGGTAGATTGAGATTTATTTCACCATAGAATGATTGAATATACAAAGGATTGTCTTTGTGAGCTTCTGTAGAATCAACCTTTTGATAAAGGTTATTGCAATAGCTTAAAAATTTTGGATGTCCCATATGTTTATAAGTTAATTTGTTAATAATTGAAGCACATACTGGATTTGAACCAGTGACCTTCACAATAACTACCTTTAATTAATCATTATGTGATGTTCTAACCACTGAACTAATGTGCCCTTGATATTGATGTATTATACTACCCATATAATATTCCTTAAATAGGCTGACTGTCTTCTTAATATTCCTTCTAACTATTCCTTTACTCGGTTAATAGATATGAGTCCCTCTGGGTTGCCGGATTACCTCTTCTGTTGATAATTATGTCTTAAGTATTAACACTACTGACTTTTGTCTCAAGCAGGACTTACAGGATGCCATTCTCTACATATTATTTCATCTTTCAGGTGGATGTTTGTTTAGTTTCCTAAGTGGTCAATACTTACAGTATAACCCCATCAAATATCTTATCCTTATCATTTAATTTAATCTAATCTAATATATATTGGTTCTCTCTTAACACATTTTAATGGCATGTGTTCTGTCAAATGCTACTATTATTCATATCTGATTGCCTAAATTAGCCCATTGGTATGCTTACTGTGTGCTTATTATATGCCTTTTTGTGGTCCAATTAAACTAAAAGCACTGTTTAGTCTAACAATGTAACCAGTAAATTCAGTTATTCTATTACTCCTCTTTTTCTTTTTGACATGTCTTTGATTGTGGCATAATGTGTATTGGGATTTTATAGACTAATACTCACTCTTCCACACTTTCACACTATCAACAAACATAGAAAGAAAGAGTAAAGAAAGGACATTTGAGACACTATTCTTCATGCACTCTAATCCAAGCTCTAATGCAATAAGATTGACTACTTAAAGCCTACAACTTACTATCTTCAAACATAGAAACTCTCCCACTACTATCTATACTCCAAAAGAGAATAAGGAATAATAGTAGGAGAGTGTATAGTATTTTACACTTGCATCCAGCAGTTAGCTATCCAAACAAAGGTAGAACCAGCATGTTCCAAGAACCAATTATTATCCTTGGTATATTGCTTGTTCCATGCTTCTTCACTTGAAATCTTTGATGTATGACCATCTAACCAAATTATCTTGTCCATAATACTATTAGTGCTTAAAAGATACTATTAATGCTCAGAAGAATAAAACAGAAAGAGGGCAAAGCCCTCCTTCATTTAGAATGTTGCCAACACTGGTGCACCACCTGTGCCTTCTTCATGCAATAGCCAGAATGTGCTACCATCAGGTGCTTCAACATTTGATACCATTGGATGTGTAGGAATACCCTTCACTGCAACTGCTCCTGTCTTTGAACCAAATGTGAAGAACAGCTTGTTGGTCTTAGGATTCTGTTTCACTTGGATTTTGTCTACATGTTGAGCTGCTTTAAACTGTTCAACTGTCAATGTCTCACGAAATTTTAACTGATTGTCCACAATACTTAATGTTAAATTGTTAATGAATAATTGTTTAAACCACGGGGGTGGAACCCCACTGGCTAAGTGATGGGGGAGGTGGGGTTGGTGTATATCCCCCTCATGACTATACACAACTTTTTAAAATCAAAAAAAAAAAGAAAAAAAAAATTAAAAATTTGACAGGATTTGCATATGTCATTTATTTTACTTATATTTGCACCAGAATTAGAACTATACATCTGATTTCTCTTCCAAAGAAGTCCCTTACAGAAGTTCAGGCTTTGGAACTGACAGGGTAGTAGTCCACACTTCTCTTATAACAAAGAGCTTATTTTTTAAAGGCTGGTATGCCTGTGGATGAGGTGAAAATCCTGCTAACAAATGCCTTAGTTATAAATTACAGTAGCACACCTATGTATATGAGAAAAGGTTGAGGGTAAAGTGCTCTTGGGGTAAACCGCCTGTAATGAAATGCTATGGTAGGGGTTATGGAAACATAACTCTGGCAGAGAACCAATCTGCTCAAGGGATTGTTATACACTTTAAAGAACAGATATATGAAAAGAAGAGTAGTTGAAGAGGTTATTAAGAATGTAAACATTATCAAGTGTGATGGTGCTATATGTGTGTCAGTCAATAGTAATGACAGGAGATACTATGCCCAAGGAGTTAGTTCAAGAATGTTAGATGTAAAGAGGTATAAGGTATGAAATGGATTAAGAACTTTATTCTTTGGTTGTGGCAATTTCCACAGAATTATCTTGCATTCTTAGTATGTGGGTGCTTAGGTCCTCTATGTTATTATGGAGGTAAATATGAAGGAAAGAATGTTATTTATAGCACTTACATTTCTTCAAGTTTCTCTTTAGGGGATTATATATTTATGGTTCCTGACTCTACAAAAGAGAGCTTTAAGCATGAACTTGGACACTGTTATCAGCCACAATTATTAGGTTGGCTGTATATTCCAGTGATAGCTATACCCTCAGTTCTGCATAATTTATATGTTAGGATTGCAAGAAAGTTAGGTTATAAGCCTGATTATTATAGCTTCTACACAGAGAAGTGGGCAGACCATTTAGTTGAGAAAATAGGTTAAGTAGCTATGAATCATTACATTCAAGCCATTATCTAATATTCTCTTCTGGAGTATTTTCATACTATCTTGAAAATAATTAGTGAAAGATTTGCATAATTCAAATATTTGACTTATCTTTGCACTGTGATTCAAAGGTAAGTATATTGTTCCATAGTATAATGGTTATTACACCTGATTTTGGCTCAAGTAATGTAGGTTCAATTCCTGCTGGAACAACTGTTATGCCCTCTTAGTACAATGGATAGTACATGAGTCTTCTAAACTTAGAATGATAGTTCGATTCTATCAGGGGGTACATTTTGAAGGTGGATTTTTTTTTTGTTTCATGATTTTTAAAGATTGGACTATCTGGTCTGTGAAGATAGGATAGTCAAAATGGTGGGTTGGACAAATTGGTTAAGTCACTGCCCTTTCAAGGCAGTCATTAGGGGTTCAAATCCCCTACCCATTACAATATAGTCTATTGGTGTAGAGGTTTAACATGCCACACTGTCAATGTGGAGATGGAGGGTTCAATTCCCTCATAGACTGCAATAACTAAGGTAGAAAAGTCCTATCTCAAAGAGTTGAGTAGGCAAATGGATAGAGAACTCAGAAGGTCTGGGACTTGTCTTGAAAACAATGTGAGCAGTAAAATGCTTGGGGGTCGGGACCTCCTCTCTCCGCATTATGGTACAAATTTTTAGAAAAGAAGGTTGGGTGCTTAATCCCAATGATAGGATAGTGAATGCTATCTTAAAAAGATGTGAAGCTAATAATGGAGAGTGTCCATGTCATAATACAGGTGAGGATAAGAAGTGTCCTTGTTCTGATTATAGAGAAAAGGATATTTGTCATTGTAATTTATATCTTAAAAGAGAGCAACTTATGCCAGATATAGACTTAAGTAAGTTACCTACTGGCATGGATTTGGAAGACTTCATAAGAGCTTGGCAAGTAGCTCAGAAATCACCTAAGATAGTGATTGAGAGTGTTCCTAAGTAATGGAGGATTAACCCTAATGGTAAGGGAGCAGTTTGCTAAACTGTCAGTAGTCTTAAAGGATGTATAGGTTCAAATCCTATATCCTCCGCAATATAGAGTAGTTGGGTAATTGGTTAACCCCCTGCATTTGGGATGCAGAAATTGGAAGTTCGAGTCTTCTCTACTCTACTATTGGTAATCACATAGATTATATCAAGAATGGAAGTTAAGGAGTTGTAACCAAATAAAAATAAACTCCAGTATGGGTCATGTAGTGTAAATGGATAACACATCACTTTTGCAAAGTGAAGTTGGGGTTCAAGTCCCACATGTATCCACATGTTTCATGTTTTCATAATGTTTTTTTTTTTACAGGTCAAGGACACACCTAAAGTGTCCTACATTGCTCCTTAGTTCAGTGGTTTAGAATAGCACTTTTACACAGTGAAGGTCATTAGTTCGATTCTAATAGGAGCAACATATTGGGGAGAAGCTTAAGTGGTATATAGCTACTGACTGTTAATCAGAGGATAGTAGGTTCGAGTCCTATCTCTCCAGCAATTAAAGAATAGAAGTCATGAAAGAGATTAGAAGTAAAATGGTAGTTGAGGATAGAACTAAGGTGAAAGCAGTTCACTTTAAATATCCTGAAATGATGAATGAAAGTGCTCAAGAAGAGATTAAGAATGATTATAATGAATTATTATCTCTTGAAGAGGAACTCTATAATGCAAGGGAAGTTGTGAGGGAATTGGAAAAGAAACTCACAGAAAAGAAAAAGAAGTTTGAGGAAAAGACTTTATTGTGTACATTAGAGTTTGAAACAAGTGAGAAAGAAATAGTGAACTATGAATCTTATGTTCTATTTAAGAACATGGGTAATGATACATTAGGTCATTATAGCACATAATGATGTGCCCTTAGTTTAATAGTAGAATGTTGCTCTCCAAAAGCAAAGGTAGTAGTTCGATTCTATTAGGGTATGCTACATTGAGTTGTATCTCCTCTGCCTGATAAGCAGTTGAAAGAGTAATTGGTCACATGTGGGTTCAATTCCCACCTTCTCAACTTATATTCTGATATACTTCAATAGGTAGAAGGCTGCTCTCATAAGGCAGTAGTTATAGGTTCAAGTCCTATTATCAGAACTGTGTTAGTATTTTAATTGGTTAGAAGTCTTGACTGTGAATCAAGAGGGTGAGAGTTCAAATCTCTCCTAACACCCCAATATGCTGAGGTAGCACAAGTGGTAAATGCAGATGGCTTATATCCATAAGATAGTGGGTTCAAATCCTACCCTCAGTACAAGTAAATGCCTCTATAGCTGAATGGTTAAAGCTGCTCCCTCTTAAGGAGAAGATTCTAAGTTCGATTCTTAGTGGAGGTACTATATTCCCATATAGCAGACAGGTGTGGGCACTAATCTTTTAAATTAGGAGGTCTGGTTCAATTCCAGATGGGGGAACAAAATAATGGGTACATAACATCAGCAGACTGTAAATCTGCCCTCCTTTATCAAATTGATGTAATGGACTTTGGAGTAGGGGAGTTCGAGTCTCTCTGTGCCCACTTTTTATAAGAAAAGTTAATCCTCAGGTATGCTATCAACCAAGGGGACCAGCTCATTGCAAGAGCACTATAAGACAGCACTTATAAAGATAGCAAATGGGTTCTTGGTGTAGGTGGTTATTGCACGTGGGTCTGAAAAACCCAAGGCTTAAGTTCAATTCTTAGAGTTCCCACAATATAATGCCCTCATGGTGAAATGGTTAAGACACGTCTGATTTAGGCTCAGAAGGCTGTAGGTTCGACTCCTACTGAGGGTACAAGAAAAAAAAAATATGCAGATTTACTTGCATATATGATTTATAATACATATCTTTGTAACATCAAATTAAAACAATATGATAGAAACATTTGGAGAGAACCTATTAGAAGGTTTTGAACATGAAACTGTTTCACATGAAGGAAATCAATTTAGAGAGTTTCTTTGTGTACTTGAAGGGTTCAAGACTAAGTTTAAGAACCTTCACTGGTCAGCATATAGCAATTCAATTCATGTAAGAATTGATGAATTGATAGATGAAATATCAGATTATCAGGACATTCTTGCAGAAGAAGTTCAAGGTATTGAAGGTCAGTTTGAACCTAATTTCCTTAAAGGAACTAACTTTGATTTCACTTGCCCTCATGAAGCAATAGATAACTTGATAAGTAGAACAGATACATTCTATTCTAAGTTACCTCAAACATCTGATTATGCAGGAGTTAGGAGTGAATGTGAAGCCTTTATTACTCAGTTACACAAGTTGAAGTACTTATTCAATCTATGTAAGAAGGGTTATATGGGAGATTAAAGATGCCCCTGTGGTGAAATTAGGTTAGACACAAAGGACTTAAAATCCTTCGGGCTTGCCCATGCAGGTTCAACTCCTGTCAGGGGTACAATGCTTCCTTAGTATAATGGTTATTATTCTTGCCTTGTAACCAAGAGATAAGTGTTCGATTCACTTAGGAAGCTCAACAAGTTACTAAAAGCTGTCATTCATACAGTGAGAGAGTAACACCTTATGCTACTATGAATACCTTTATGGTGTAGGTGATAAGGGGTTCCAGATAAGCATATACTGGAGAAGAGAAGTACCAATAGCAAATCTTCTCAAATGCAGGTATAGCACAATGGTTAGTGTGAGAGCCTTCCAAGCTCAGGATGAGAGTTCGATTCTCTTTACCTGCTCTAATATTGTGGGGAGGATTGGTATCCCAGTTGGTCTCATAAGCCAGCCTTTGTAAGTTCGATTCTTACCCCCTCAACTAAATTAAAGTGAATAATATGGAAAAGAAGAAGACATTAATCACTTGTATTATAGGCTCTACAGTTAGAGAAGTAATCAAGCAGGCTCAAGAGCTTGAGATTAAAAGAGAAGATATAGTAAGCATGTTTCCTTTAGGAGGACAGATTTACTTGGTATTTTATAAGTAAAAACAACTGGCATTATGGAAGAGAAGAAGACAAAAGAACCTCAGTACAATGAACCTAAGATGATGTTATATCTGGCTGTTTATAGTGCTGTTGGTAAGTACAAGAGTATTAGAAGAGCTATCAGAAAAGGTCATGTAACATCTTGGGGAGAAGAAGTACCAAAGAGACCTTTCAATAATAGAAAGAGGACCTCTGGTAGGGAGTTACAGATTACTAAAGAGAGAATTTATGGAGAACTTAGGTACAGAAGTCAAGCAGTTTGAGCTTAAGACTCCCAAAGAAGAATATAATAATATACCTGTTGTATATTGTAAACATTGTCTTTCATTAGCAATAAGAAACTCAGATGGCATAGATTACTGTGACAAATGTGGTGGAACTGAAACTGGTGAGGCACACATACATGAATGGGAGAAAATGTATGGACAAAAGTATGGTGGAAATTATCTAACAGAAAAATAAAAATGGAAGAGAAGAATAACATGAAAGTTGTAAAGGGTGGCAAGGCTGCTCCAGAAGTGAGAAAACTCAGTTATGAGGAACTGGAGAATACTGCACATCAGTTGTCTGAACAAAGCAGACAGTTATATATGCAGAACCAGAAGTTGAATCAGGCTTTGCAGGAAGCTAATCTTACTAACTTCTATGAAAGATTGAAGTGGTTGTGGACAGTAATTACTTCTACTACACCTTATATCTCAGAAGAGTTCAAGCAAAAATGTGGTGCAGAATTTGAAGTACTAATGACTCAACCTGAACAAGAACCTGAGGAAGAAGTAAAGGAAGGAGAATAAACTATGGCTAAGCAAGTGGATTCAATAGTTAGGATTCCTTGCAAGGTAGATGGTAAGTTCTTTAGATATTGGTTTGAATTCTTACAACCTTTTCATAACTTGACTGAGAGAGAAATGGATGTCATAACTTCCTTTGTGAAGCAAAGATATGAACTCAGCAAGGTCATTAAAGATAATGAGATACTTGATAAGGTTACTATGAGTGAAGACACTAAGAAGAAAGTAAGGGAAGAGTGTGATATATCTCTTCCTCACTTTCAGGTCATCATGGGTAAGTTAAGAAAGAATAAAGTCATCATTGATGGGAAAATAAACCCAAGATACATTCCATCAGTAGATGAAGAGAATGGTTCATTCAAGATGATGTTATTATTTGATTTCTCATGATATACTCAGAAGCAATTAAACAGGTATCTACAGAGCTTGGATTACCACCTCAAGTGGTAAAGGAAGCCTATGAGTCCTACTGGACTTTTATTAGGAATAACATCAAAGCCTTGCCTCTAAAGGAAGACCTAAGCAAAGAGGAGTTTGATAAGTTGAGAACCAATTTCAATGTCCCATCAATAGGTAAGTTAAGCTGTACTTATGATAGGATGATAGGAGTAAAGAAGAGATTTGAACATATAAGGAAGTTAAGAGATGATTACAACAATCAAGAAAGTTAAACCCATGTTTAATAACATGGTAGTCACATTAAATAAGTATCCTACTGACCTAAAGACTACAGGAGGTATTATAGATAATACCAGAGCTGGTTCAGTGAAAGAATACCAGACAGTAGTAGCTGTTGGACCAATGGTAAGAGGTATTGAAGTAGGTGATATTGTATATATCAATCCTAAAAGATATGCAGTAATGCAACATAAACCCGGCTCATTGCAAGATGGTGTTATTAAAGATAATCCTGTAATAGGATACAAGTTTGACATCATGGATATTGATGGAGTGGAACACATGATGATTCAAGATGGTGATGTTAAATTTGTTGCAGAGATTGAGGAGTTTGAAGAAAACCCAGCAATAGTAACTGGACCACAACTTATAGTATAAATATAAGCCTGAGCCTATCAAAGGCTTGGGCTTTTTTAGTTTTAAGCAGTATGAGATTATTTAAAAGAGATGGTTATAATCTGGTCATATCTGATGAGGCTTATGCTTTAAAAGCATTCAGACAGATATGGAATAGAGATAAATCTCTCTCAAAGGAGAGAGCAATTACAGAGCTTGGATATTGTTACTTTATGGAGGACTCCAGAAGTGATTATAAGTATATCATTGATGAAGGAGAGAGAAAAGAAGCTATTAAGCAGGGTGAAGGTATGAAACCATCATGGGAACCTGATACTACTGTGAAAGAAGCTCAAGCATTATATGCAAGTTTTAAGACTACTTCTGAGCTATTACTTGAGGACACAAGGACTCTTGTGGATAAGTATAGACTTAAATTAAGGTCTATGGACTTGGAAGAACTTGATATTAAAGAGACTAAAGAATTAGGTGCTATTATCAAACTTATACCATCAATGGTTAAGGACTTGGATGAGGCTGAAAGAGCTATTGCTAAGGAACTTGCACAGAATGATAGAGTAAGAGGAGCACAAGAAAAAGCAATATATGAAGACCTATGACAAATATAATTGAAGGATTAAATCAGTATTATGAATCCTTTTCTAATAGAAGAAAGGGATACTTTGTATTACATAAGATAATAGATACTAATCCTGTAGTTAAGTCACAAAAGACTTATAGAATGCAGGTTTGGTTTGTAAATAAGAAAGAGAGAATACCTGCATTTGGTACTCAATACTCTGGTAGAATTGTTACTGATGCAGAAGAGAGCAAAGTCATATCTGAACTAACCACTGCTATTACCAAATCTCTTCTGGAGTATATTAATACAGAAAAATTTAAGGAGTTGTGCTATGATTCCAATGAATAAATATCAAACTGAGCTTACTGAGGAACTGATGAATACTCTTCCTCAGGAGGTTCAGGAACAGTTACTTGAGACACTCACGACAGTTGAGTTTGTCAAAAGGCTTATATCTCCTAACAGACCTTATGCAAGAGATTTACCAAGGGATGAAAAGGGAAGGATTATAGTAGATATTACTAATCCACATATCATTGAGGATGCTGATTATTTCAGGCAACCAGCCCTGCATTTCTTGAAACATGGGTGTTATACTTTCTTGAAGCCTAATAGTAACCCTAATTCAGAGTTTAGAAGACATTGGGATGAAGAGCAAAGAAGATGTTATGAAGGTTATGTGAGAGAGTCTGATGGAGAGTGGGTTACAGGCTTCAACTATTGGTTTATGAACTACTGTCCTATGATGGTTAATAAGTTGATAGAAGGTAGAAAGAAGGCTATTAGAACAGAGGCTTTTCCTTTCTTCTTTGAGGGTATATATTGGAGATTCCATTATCTGTGGCAAGCAAGAGAGAGTGGTAAACATGCTATTGAATTAGCAAAGAGAGGATGTGCCAAGTCTTATAGCTTGGCAGCAATTATGAGCCATAATCTTATACTTGGAGAGAGTGAAGAATCTAAGAGAAGGGTTATTACTGTACTTACAGCTTATCAGAAGGAATATTTGAAAGATGACAAGGATGGTACTTTATCTAAGTTCAAGCCTTCAATTAACTTTAGCTTCTCTAATACTCCTTTCCCACATCTTATGCTAAAGAATTCTCCTAATGAAATGTCTTGGCAGATGGGTTATAAGGATGAATATGGTATAGAGAAAGGTTCTCTAAATCAAGTACTTGCTGTATCTGCAAAGGATGATAGTGAAAAGTTAAGAGGTAAGAGAGGTTGGATTCTATTTGAGGAAATGGGTTCTTTTAAAGGATTGCTGTCTCTTTATGATATTACCAGAAAGTCAGTAGAGGATGGTGACTATACTTTTGCTACTATGTACCTTGTAGGTACTGCTGCTGAGAGTGAGTCTGACTTTAGTTCAGCCAAGACTTTACTTTATAATCCTGATGGTTATAATATACTATCTGTGGATAATGTATTTGACAGACCCAAGCAAGGTAAACCTAAGTTTGGTTTCTTCTTTCCCTCTTATGTTAATAGGGCAGGGTGTTATAATAAGGATGGTGTATCAGATGTAGTTAAAGCTCTTATAGAGATTCTTATTGCAAGATACAAGGCTAAATACAGTGCTGACCCTAAGTCTGTTCTTAGAGTAATTGCTGAGGACCCTATTACACCAGCAGAAGCTATTATTAAGGTTAAGGCAGCATACTTTCCTATTACAGCTTTGACTGAAAGGTTAAGTCAATTGGACCAAGATGTACATGCTTATGATGATGTGTATGTTGGTAAGTTGGTACAGAATAGTAATGGAGTAGAATTTACACCAACCAGTGATGTACCTATCAGAAAGTTTGGTGTAGAGAATGATACTCCGGGTGCTGTGGAAATCTTTGAAATGCCAGAAAAAGATAGAAGTGGAAAGGTTCCACATACAAGATATATTATTGGTCATGACCCTGTAGATAATGACCAAGCTGAATCTTCCTCTCTCTCTTCTACCTTTGTTCTTGACTTATGGACTGATAAGATTGTAGCTGAGTACACTGGTAGGCAATCATTTGCTGATGATAACTATGAAATAGTAAGATTACTGTGTCTATTCTATAATGCCAAGTGTCTATATGAATCAAATAAGAAGGGTATTTTTGCTTACTTTAGTAAGATGAATTGTACCCACTTACTGGCTGATACTCCAGAGTTCTTAAGAGATAAACAGTTGATTAAGTATAGTAACTTTGGTTCTAATGCTAAGGGTGTTAATGCCTCAGCAGCTATCAATGCTTATGCCAATAATCTGATAAGAGACTGGTTGATGAAACCTGTTACTATTGTACAGAATATTGATGGAGAAGACCAAGAAGTAACTGTATATAACCTTAACTTCTTAAGAAACAGGGCATTAATTGAAGAGTTGATTGCATTTAACCCAGAGATAAATGTGGATAGAATTAGGGCATTAGGTATGGTTATGTTATATAGAGAAGATAAGATGGTTCTATATCAAGGAAACCCTTCAAGAGATTCAGAAGAAGTACCAAAGGATTATTTAGGGAATGATAAGTTCTTTACTGAGAATTACAGGAGGGTAGAAGTGCCTTTCCAGAAACCCAGTAAATTTAGTACAGAAGATGTAATTAGATAAACAAATCACTTATGTACTTGACTAAATGGACTTTTTTACTTACTTTTGTCACAAAATTAAATGATGGAAGACTATGGCAGATTTTTTAAACTTTCCCAGACAGATGCTTCCTTTCTCTAAGAAGACTAAGCAATGGAGAAAGGATTGTCTGTTGTGGGCTAATCAGAAGACATTCTTCAATTATAGCTTGGTTAGGAAGTCAGTAATCCATAAAAAGATAAACTATGACTTGCTTAATGGTAGGCTACACATGTCAGACTTAGAACTGGTACTCAATCCAGATGGTATAAAGGCAGCTTACATTCCTGATAGGTTACAACATTATCCTATCATGAATAGTAAGTTGAATGTACTTAGAGGTGAGGAAAGTAAGAGAGTATTTGACTTTAAGGTTGTAGTAACTAACCCAAATGCTATCTCAGAAATAGAGGACAATAAGAAGAATGAGCTATTACAAAGGCTTCAAGAAATGATAACTGACACCTCAATATCTGAGGATGAATATAATATTAAACTTGAGAAACTGAATGACTATTATACCTATGAATGGCAGGATATAAGAGAGGTAAGAGCAAATGAATTGCTTAATCATTATATCAAGGAATATGATATTCCTCTTATATTCAATAATGGTTTCATGGATGCAATGACTGTAGGTGAGGAAATCTATCAATGTGATATTGTAGGTGGAGAACCAGTCATTGAGAGAGTGAATCCATTAAAGATTAGGATATTCAAGTCTGGGTACAGTAATAAGGTGGAAGATGCTGACATGATAATCCTTGAGGATTATTGGTCTCCGGGTAGAGTAATAGATACATATTATGATGTATTATCCCCAAAGGACATAAAGTATATTGAAACTATGCCTGATTATATAGGTCAGGGAGCTGTTGACCAGATGGATAATATTGATGAGAGATATGGATTTGTCAATCAGAATATGATTGGTGATGAAATAACTGTCAGAGATGGAACCTATTTTTTTGACCCAGCTAATCTATTTACAGAAGGTATAGCAAATTCATTGCTTCCTTATGACTTGGCAGGTAATCTTAGAGTACTTAGATTATACTGGAAGTCTAAGAGAAAGATACTTAAGGTTAAATCTTATGACCCTGAAACTGGTGAGGAAGAATGGAACTTTTATCCTGAGAATTATGTAGTAAATAAGGAAGCAGGAGAAGAAGTACAATCATTCTGGGTTAATGAAGCATGGGAAGGAACTATGATTGGCAATGAAATATTTGTCAATATGAGACCAAGATTGATTCAATATAACAGGTTGAATAATCCTTCAAGATGTCACTTTGGTATTGTAGGTTCAATTTATAATCTAAATGACAGCAGACCTTTCAGTTTGGTAGATATGATGAAGCCATATAACTATTTATATGATGCTATTCATGATAGATTGAATAAAGCTATTGCTTCAAACTGGGGTTCTATCTTAGAGCTTGACTTATCTAAAGTTCCTAAAGGATGGGATGTTGGTAAGTGGATGTATTATGCAAGAGTAAACCATATTGCAGTTATAGATAGTTTCAAGGAAGGTACTATAGGAGCCTCTACAGGTAAGTTGGCAGGTGCTCTTAATAATGCTGGAAAGGGAATGATTGAAACCAATATAGGTAACTATATTCAGCAACAGATTAACCTTCTTGAGTTTATTAAGATGGAAATGGCTGAGGTTGCAGGTATATCCAAGCAAAGAGAAGGTCAAGTTTCTCAAAGAGAAACTGTAGGTGGAGTTGAAAGAGCTACTCTTCAATCAAGTCATATTACTGAATGGTTATTTACTATTCATGATGATGTTAAGAAGAGAGCTTTAGAATGCTTCTTAGAGACTGCAAAGGTGGCTTTGAAAGGTAGAAACAAGAAGTTCCAGTATATATTATCAGATACATCTACAAGAGTAATGGAGATTGATGGTGATGAATTTGCTGAGGCTGATTATGGTTTGGTTGTAGATAATAGTAATGGAACTCAAGAGCTTCAACAGAAGTTAGATACTTTGGCTCAGGCTGCATTACAGACTCAAACTTTATCATTCTCTACTATTACTAAGCTCTACACATCAAGCAGCTTGGCTGAAAAGCAAAGACTGATTGAGAAAGATGAAAAGCAGATTAGAGAAAGACAGGCACAGGCTCAGAAGGAACAACTTGAAGCTCAACAGCAAATAGCTGCTATGCAGCAACAACAGAAAGAAGCAGAACTTCTCCAGAAGGAAGAAGCTAATATAAGAGATAATCAGACTAAGATAATAGTAGCTCAAATGCAAGCTGAATCAAAAGCAGATTTTGATGATGGAATTATGATTGATGATTATAGTCCAGAAGCTAAAGCTAATCTTGCTGAAAAGATAAGAGAGTTTGACCTTAAGTTACAACTTGACAAGGATAAATTGAAACTTGAGAAAGAGAAAGCCAATACTGATGCAAGTATAAAGAGGCAAGCTCTAAGAAAGAAAAGTAGTACAACTAATAAATAAAAGATATGAAGACAATAAGAACTTTAGTAATAAGTCCTAATGCTCCTGATACTAATTCAGTATGGCTTAATAAAGGCACTGCTAAGTACTTTAACAATGGTGAATGGACTACAATAGGTGGAGATTCAGAACCTTATGTACTTCCTGCTGCAACCACAAGCACTATTGGTGGAGTAAAGAAAGCTACTAATGTGGCTAACTTGGCTACTGGAGCTGAATTGGCAGCAGTAGTAACTCAAGTAAATGCAATTCTGTCTGCATTAAAGGTGGCAGATATTATGGTAAAAGATGCAAACTAATATACTATGTTTTTTACACAAGAAGATTATAGAAAGATAGAGAAGTGGCTCCTTGCAAACAGTAGGAAGGATACTGACTTTGTAGGAGCTGCAACTCCTCTTAAAGGAAATGAAACTGTAGTTCTTGTACAGAATGGTAAGAATGTAAAGGCATCAGTGAAAGATATGGTTGAACAACTATTTCTTCTTGGTGTATCTGACTTTGTGAACATTACTGACAAGTATGGTGAGAGTTATATTTCCCTACCTCAAGCTATAGCATTAATTCCTTATAGAAGCAGAAAGATTGGGCAAGTGATTACCTTCTTGGATGATACTGGAAAGTGGGCTATGTTCCAATTTCAGGGTACAAGAGAGAATCAATGGGGTACTTTATCTCTTTGGGTTGATTTGATAGCTCTTATGTCAGGTATTAATATCACAGATAGTGAGGATATTATAGCTGAGACTAATAGTGCAAATCAAGTATCACTTAAGTTTGCAGATAAAGTTTATGATACTACTAATTACTCAGGCTTAGGAAGAGTTTATCTTAGAAAGAATATTTCAACTGTTAAGGACCCTTCAACTGGTAATACAATTACTACAAACCTTCTTCAACAATCAATGATTTCCAAAGAGAATACTATCTACATATTACAATATGATTATAACTTGAACAGACAAATATTATCTGTTCCAAGTGGAAGTGTTCTTTTATTTGAAGGAGGTAGCATAAATAATGGTACTTTAAAGTTTGATGATGTAACTATCAATTCTGATAGTAATGGTTCTCATGCAATATTTACTGATGTTGTAATAGATGGTCATATATCAGGAGGTATTAATGTTAAATGGTTCGGTGCTAAGGGGGATGGGATTTCTGATGATAGCATACCCATCCAACAAGCTATTAATGCCATTTCAAGTAATTATAGTAATAAAGGGTCAGGTTCTATCTTTATACCAACTCCAGACAAATACTATAGATTAGAACATACTCTTGATATTTCAGAATTATGGAATGCACACATATATTGTGATAGCCTATTATATGGGTCAAGAGAGGGTGTTAAATCTTTGTTTGTTTGGGATGGTCCTGCAAATTATGCTATGATGTTAGGTCATTATACCTTTGGTGTAAAGTTGGAGAATCTATCATTTAATGGAAATAATATAGCTGGAGTAATTGGATTACAATTATCACAAAAGAACACCCAAAATAGCAGTGCTAAATTTATGAAAGTATCTTTTTGTAAATTTCAAAACTGTGATATTGGTATGGTTATAGGAGCACAGAATACTGAGGTTTCTCCAGATGATGCTTTTATAAATATAGATTCTTGTACTTTTACAGGAAATAAGAGTCAAGGTTTAAATATATCAGGGGGTAATACTTCTGTAAATTGTTCTTCAATATGGTTTGGTTCAAATGGTAAAAACCCATCAGGGTCAAATGTAGGAGCTAATCTTTACTTTGGTGGTGGACAACTTGACATCTATGGATATGTGAGTGGAGGTAATTCTGATGATTACCCTAAGGATGGTGATATATACCAAAATTATGGAGGACTAAGAATCTTTGGAGCATGGAGTGATACTCCAGGATTATTCATTAACTCAGTTAATGCAAACTTTGCAAGTGTAATTAGTGGTGCAAGACATTATGAAGGAAGTATGACTGCCGAGAATACTCCTAAGTCTATAGTATGGACTGGTCCACAACCATTAACTTTAATGGGATGTTACTTATTCAATTCAGTTGAATTACTTGAAGGTCAAGGAGGGCAAGTCATTAATATAGGTTCTATATTTAGAACAGCAGGAGCCTCTTTTATTGGTACTCAGATTACAACTTATCATGGATATTCTTCTATTGGTGAATATAATTATGTTGGAAGACCTGATAAGCCCAGTGGACTTAATGGAAGTGCTAAATCAATGATATGGTCCAAAAAATATGGTATAAATCAAGTTAAAACCATTGGAGATTTTACAGTAACAGATTATATAAATTCTGACAATGGACAATATACTATATTGGGTAATGCCTATTCTGATGTAACTACAGCTAATCATATTGCAATATCTACTGGAAAGTGCTTTAGAATATCCTTTACTAAGGACTCAATGACTTATAGTATTGCAGATGGAACAGAAGGACAAGTGATAACTTGGACTGATATTACAAAGGGAGGAACTTACTACAATGGTAGTTATATACAACTTGGAAAGAATAAGCTTATAATACAAAATGAACCTCCAATACAAGGTATTTGGGAAAAGGGGGATTTAACTATGAATGGCAATCCCACATTAGGTTCACCAAGTGGATGGATTTGTTCAGAGGGGGGAAGCCCCGGTACTTGGGTTGCATTAGGTATGGTCAATAGTAATGCTATTGGTAGAGGAGAAACAAACCAAAGACCTACTCTTACATCAGCAGAAAATGGATTCATATTTTATGATAAGACTCTGAGTAAAATAATAGTATGGAATGGTATTAACTGGGTTAATGCAAATGGAACAGCTTTATAAATAAGATATGAAAGATATACAACAACTAATTAAAAAGAGTAGTCAAGAGGGAAGATATGAAGACATCTTCCCTAAGACTTTCCTTGATGCAGTAATTGACAAGGATAGTGGTATTACTCTGACAGACATTCTTTCCAGCTTTAATATGTACTTCCTTTCATATACAGGAAGGAGGGAAACTACAAGACTTGAAGTTCCTATGTCAATTAGGAAACAAGGATTGTGGATAACCTACGTATTATATGATGGAAATACTATTACAGAATGGTATGGAATTAATGCTGTAGATGATATTTCTTGGCAGGATGGTAATAATTGGAAATTAGGTTCAAATATGTTAGTAGGTGATATTAGTATCTCTGCTGATGGTAATTGGATTGTTAATGGAGTTGATACTGGAATCCCTGCAAGAGGAGAGAAAGGAGATAAGCTACTTGTAAGAGTAAGCCCAGATAAGACTCAGATAGAATATTCTTATAATAATGTATTATGGGAAGAACTCTTTCCACTTGACCTTATTACTCCTAAGATTAATATAGCTCCTGTTGCAGTTATAGATGCCTCTCAAACTCCAAATGTTAAGAATATAGGAGACTCATTTAACACTAATATTCAGTTCAGTCTGCCTAAAGCAGCAGATATTAAAGTAGGTACTGTTTCTACACTACCTGCTGGTTCAAAGGTTACAGTAGTTAATTCTGGAACACAATATCATGTTACTTTAGACTTTAGTATTCCTATGGGTAATACTGGAGCCAAGGGTGAAAAAGGTGATGGATGGGAACTTAAAGGCTTTGTAGATGCTGCATCTAACCTTCCTTCAAGTGGTAATACACTGGGTGACTTATATTTGGTAGGAACAGCTACTCCTTATCAGGCTTATGTGTGGAGAGGTTCTACCTATGGATGGGTTAATATTGGTACAGCTTTAGAAGTAAAAGCATCTATATTTGATGGTGGTAGAGCTGATACAAAGTATGGTGGAACAAGAACTATAGATTGTGGTGGAGCAGATGCTTACTTAACAGTTTAAATATAAATTTATATGGATAGAATACAATTAAGAAGAGACACATCAGAAAGATGGAAAACTATTAACCCTATACCTCTTGAAGGAGAATTGTGCTTTGAGACTGATACAAGGCTCAGAAAGATAGGTGATGGGGTTAATAGATACAATACTCTGGATTATCTTGCTGCTGAAAACATAGTTCAAGAATTAGGTGACAGTGAAACTGCTGCTGTAAGTCAAAAGACTATAACAGAAGCTATAGATGAACAGAAGTATAAGTTATACCCATCTATGAGTATATTTGGTATGCCTGCTGTTGATTATAATCATTTAGCTAATTATAGTTTAGAAGGAGATTTCGTTGGATATTTACAAAGTGATATTTATGACTGTGCTTGGGTTTATATCTTTGAAGGCAGTACTACAATTAAAGTAGAGGGGGCTACTCCAAGTATCATAGGATATTTTAGTGGTAAAACTCCAGAAGTAGGCACTTTACTTGATAAAGGAACTACTATTCCAAGTGGTGCTAAACTATGTCTGGTAAACTTTATTAAGGCAAAAAATCCAAATGGTTATACTAATTTAGTTATTAGACAGGAAGGAATGGCTTCCAGTGTAAAGGTAGTTGATGAAAGATTAACCCTCTTAGAACCTACAGAAGTTGTTGCTACAGAACTTACAACAAGTTTTGAAGCTACTCCTATAAGTGTTAATCTATTAGACACTATAGATACATTAGTAGGCTGGGGATTTTCTGATGGAGTATGGGGAAGATTTAATGGTCTTGCCAGCTCTGGTAAGGTTTATTTAAAGGATTCACAGACTTATACTGCTCAGAATGTTAGAGCCTATGGAACTAATCTGAATATGTATATAGCTGCCTTTGATATTTATGATAATTACTTAGGTAGAACAGTAATACCTTTCCCATCAGAAAGTAATCTAAAGACTACTTTCTTGTATAGTAGAAAACAAGGTGAGGCTTATCAAAGGGTTGTTATAAAAACATCTACATCTACTATAGACCCATCCAATATGCAAATTGAGGAAGGCTTTATAGCAACTGCTATCACTCCTTTTGCAGGATACTTATTCAATCAATCAAATAATAATTTTATAAGTCAGATTAAAGGTCAGTATAAGCAATTACCTAAGGGTAAGAACTATATAAATATGTCAGACCTGTTATATGGTTATACTACAGAAAATGGGCAATGGATTGCAAGATCAAGAGGTAGAGCAACTAATAAGCTGTTCTTAACACAAGGTCAGACTTATACTGCTTCTAATATAGCTATCTACAATAATGGTCTTGCTAATCTATATATAATTCTTTTTGATGAAAATGATAATTTCATTAGAAGAATATACTATCCACTAACAGTAGATTCTACAGGTACTAAAGGTAGTTGTACATTTACATATGATATAGAAGATGCTTTCTATGTAAGAATATTACTGCAAAGTGCTGCATCAGCCTCAGTTCTTGTTCCTACTGGACAATTAGAGGTTGGTTCTGTAGCTACAGCTTATGAAGCCTATGAAGGAACTATATATGAACCAGTTATTACAACTGGTGGTCAAGTTCTCAAGAATAGAAATATTCTCCTTACAGGAGCCTCTTTTGCTCATTCAGGAAATCAATGGTTCAGTTATGTATGTAAGGACTTGAATATTACTGGTTATAATAAGGCTGTAAGTGGTGAAACAATGCAACATACTTCACAAAAGATTCATGATGGTACATTATACACTCAGGAAGAATTTGAAGACTTTGATGTATTATTGATATTCCATTCACATAATCAGGCAGTAAATAATACAGCTAACATAAAGACAGACTATAATGATTATGTATTCCCTATTACAGACAGGTCTGCACAATGGGATTATGTATTGAAGAAATATGCTGCTGATTGTTATGCTGCAAGACTTAATCCTAATAGTAGATGGTATGGAACTAAATGTGGCAAGCCTTTTATGGTTGTAGTTTGTACTCACTGGCATGATTCAAGAACTGTGTTCAATGACTCTATTAGGGAGCTTCAAAAGAAATGGGGATTCATCTTATGTGAGCTTGACACAAGAATAGGCTTTAGTAAGAATCAAGTTCATCCTGTTACAGGAGAACAGGTTTCTATTCTACATGCTGTTGATACAGAAGTTATTAATGGGGTCACTTATGGATGGCATCCTACAAGAAGTACAACTGCTTGGGTTCAAAAAGAAATAGCTTCTATTGTTGAAAGTACAATTAAAAATTTATAATGATATGGCAGATAGAGTAATACAAAGACATGATACTGCTGCAAGATGGCAGTCAATTAACCCAGTTCTCGCAGAAGGAGAGCTGGGTATAGTAATAGATGGGGCTAAAGGATATAAGATTGGTGATGGTGTTACAGCTTGGAACAACCTGCCCTACCCTTGGGGTTTTACTTCTCCTGTGGATGAAAAAATACAACCTAAGTCTGACTTAGAGCCATATCCAAGTTATAAGTTTAATATGTTCAACAAAGTATTGTGTGGAGGAGATAGTGTGACAAAGGGATTTGTTGTTGAAGGTACTGCTGAAAAGCAATATATTTATCAGGAAATGCCAGAATATTCTTATCCAACTCAGTTAGGTAAGATACACACTAATCTTAATATTACTACAGCAGCACAAACAGGTATAAACTGTATTAATTGGTTAGATAGTTTTTATCCAACTATTACTTTCTCTGAGTATGATTTGTTTATACTGGAATTAGGTCTTAATGGAGGTCTTGATATTAATGATATTAATACTCCGGGGACAAACACCTATGCTTATGCACAAATAGTATCAGGTGCAAGAACTCAAAATCCTAATATGATTATAGCATTAGTTAGAAGTCAACACTTTGGTACTACATGGGGTCCAGTAATAGAAGCTCTTGTTTCTCAGTATGATTGTATATATGTTGATTTACATGATATTACTTATCTAAACTTAGATGACCCTATCTATCATGGCTATTATCAGAATGGGTCTCAAAGAGACTTTGATTATGCTCACTTTACAAGAAAGGGATATAATGCTAAGGCTTATGTGATAGAGAGGCTTATTGCTGATAAATTAACTGATACTACTATATATAAGTAAATTTAGTGTGCTAATAATAGGATATAAATAAATCACTTATGCTATTGTGTAAGTGATTTATTTTGTTTTATTTTGCAAATAAAATAAGGGAGAAGAATATGAAGAAATATGTAATAATAGCTTTTATTATATTGATTGGAGCAGTAGTCTTTCTGTATAATCAGAATAGAGTACTCACCAATAAGTATGAGACTTCCATTGAGAATGTTAAAGCCTATGATGCTCAGTTGAGTGGACTTGAAGGTGATAATAGAGTATTGAAACTAACAGTTGAACAACTTAATTACTTCAATGATTCAATCATCAAGAAGATGAAAGTGGTCCAGAAGGAATTAGGAATAAAGGATAAGAGATTACAGCAGCTTCAATATGAAGCAAGTCATGCACAAAGACATGATACCATCACATTGACTGATACAATCTTTAGAAATGACTTTAGTCTTGATACTATAGTGGGAGATAAGTGGTTTAAAACTAATCTTCATTTGAAGTTCCCAAGCACTATAGCACTTAGTCCTGAGATAGAATTAGAGAGATATACATTCATAAATGGTAAAAGGGAGACTGTGAATCCACCAAAGAAGTTCTTCTTATTTAGGTGGTTCCAGAAGAAACATACAGTAGTAGAAGTTAATGTAAGGGAAATGAACCCTTATGTTAAAAACAAGACTCAAAGATTTATACAAATAATTGAATAGTTATGATTGAAAGTGGAATACTTATTACAGCATTGATAGGTATTGTGACCACATTTACTTCGGGATTTACTGCATGGTTCTTTGCAAGAAAGAAGTATAATAGTGAGGTTGACAATAATCTTATAAATAACATGAAGGAGTCTCTTGAATTTTACACAAGACTTTCTGAGGATAATAAACTTAGGTTAGACAGAGCTTTATCAAGGAATGAAGAACTTGAAAAGGAAATAAAAGAATTGAGACAACAGGTGATGGTCTTAATAACAAGTATATGTACTGATTTATCTTGTCAGATAAGAAAGGGGAATTATGAGGATGTAATTAAATTAAAGAAGTGATAATATGAAGAGAGTACTTAACCTTGGCAAACTTTCAAGATTAGTTGAAGGAGACCCTAATGAAGTGACTAATGATGAAATATTGGTTATTAGAGACCCTAATAATCCAGAAATGATACTTGATGTTCAGAAGAGAATTAATGGTGTGCTTACATCTATTATATCTCCTGATGAAACAGAAGTAACCTTTGCTATTAATCCAGTTCCTGCTGGAGCAACAGTTACTATCAATGGTCAAACTACTAAGTCAGTTACAGTTAAAAAAGGAACTGCTATTACATATTCAGTAGCCAATACTGGTTATCAAACTGAAAATGGAACTGATGTAGCTTGTTCAAATATTACAAGAAAGATAGTGCTGCAACTTAACCCAAGCTAATATGAAACTATTACTTAAAAGAACATTCAAAGGACCTCAATATACTATAGGTAAACTCTATGTAAATGGAGTTTATGAATGTGATACTTTAGAGGATACTGATAGAGGTCTCTATCAAACACAATCTCTTCTGGAGATACAGAGTAAGAAGGTCTATGGACAGACAGCAATTCCTTATGGAACTTACAAGATTGATATGAATACTGTAAGTCCTAAATTCAAGGATAGGTCATGGGCTAAATTCTGTGGGGGAAAATTACCCAGACTTATAGATGTTAAAGGATATTCAGGAGTCTTAATTCATGTGGGTAATAAAGCTGAGGATACCTTAGGTTGTATCCTTGTTGGGGATAATAAAATAAAGGGACAAGTAATCAATAGCACAGCTACCTTTCAGGAGTTATATTCAGTTATGCTGAAAGCAAAGCTCCTTGGAGAGGAACTAAGTCTTACAATTGAGTAGAATTGTAGAGGGTATAGTTTAATTACTATACCCTTACTTTTTGGCAGTAAATAAGTAATTTATTTATAGAGTTGCAAGGGTCTTATTTACTATGTTGTAGAAGTCATAAACTCCTACTATCTTTGCATCAGTTTAATAACTAAAGGAGTAGAAATATGATAGGAGAATTAAGTGAAGACCTCATTATGACAGGGGATGAAATAGATGTTGATAATCTATTTTCTGATGATGGGGGTGAAGAAGAAACACAGGTAACTCCACCTGCCCCAAAGGAGAAAGAAGAAAAAGAGAAAGAAACAACTACTGAGGAAGAAGAGATAAATCCAGATGATTTATTTGATAATCCAGAGAGCGTAGGTAGTGGAAAAGATAATCAAGAAGAAGAGGAAGATACCCAATCTGAAAAGGACAAAGGTACTTCTCCCAAAACTAACTTCTACTCTTCCATTGCCAGTGCCTTGAAAGAAGAAGGTATCTTCCCTGACCTTGATGATGATACATTAAATGGTATCAAGACTCCAGAAGATTTTGCAGAAGCAGTTGAAAAGACTGTTCAAGCAAGGTTGGATGAAAGACAAAAGAGAATTGATGCTGCATTACAAGCTGATGTAGAACCAGATGAAGTAAGAAGGTATGAACAAACTCTTGCTAATTTGGATGCAATCAAGGAGGAATACATAACTGATGAAACTGAAAAGGGTGAAAGATTGAGAAAGAATTTAATCTATCAAGACTTTAGGAACAGAGGTTATAGTGAAGCCAGAGCTAAAAGAGAAGTTGAAAAATCTTTTAATGCTGGTACAGATATTGAAGATGCAAAAGAGGCATTGGAAAGTAACAGAGAATACTTTAGCAATCAATATCAAGACCTAATCAAGGAAGCTCAAGAAGAGGCAAAAGAAGAACAAAGGAAAATTAAAGAAGAGGCTGCTCAGTTAAAGAAAGCAATGCTTGAGGATAAGGAAGTATTTACAGGTGTTACACTTGATAAGACTACAAGACAAAAAGCATTTGAGAATATAACTAAGCCTGTCTTTAAAACAGAAGATGGAGAATATTTGACTGCCATTCAAAAATATGAAATGGATAATCCAGTTGAGTTCAGAAAGTATCTGTCTGTATTGTTCACTATGACTGATGGCTTCAAGAATATTGATGGTCTTGTAAAAGGTAAAGTAAAGAAAGAAGTCAAGCAAAGTCTTAGAGAATTAGAGCATAAACTCAGCAGCACTGCCAGAACCTCAACAGGTAATCCAAGATATGTTGGAGGAGTTGAGGAAGATACTGAGTCTTATATTGGAAAGGGCTGGGACCTTGATGTCTAAAAACATATTAACTAACAAAAATAATTAACAGATTATGGCTGGTAAATTAGGTAAATTTCAAATGTTAGGCTTCCAACACTGGAAGGGTCTGACAAGTGACAACCACCTTGGAGCTATCTTCCAACAAGCACCTCAGAAGGCTACAAACCTTATGGTGCAACTGTTGGCTTTCTATAGAGGAAAGAGCTTGGATACATTCCTTAATTCATTCCCTACAAGAGAGTTTGAAGATGATAATGAATACTACTGGGATGTTATTGGTTCTTCAAGGAGAAACATTCCTCTTGTAGAAGCAAGAGATGAAAATGGTGTTGTAGTTGCTGCTAATGCAGCTAATGTGGGAGTTGGTACATCTCCTTTCTATCTGGTATTCCCAGAAGATTGGTTTGCAGATGGTGAAGTTATTGTAGGTAACTTGAACCAAGTATATCCATTTAGAATCCTTGGTGATGCAAGAATGGAAGGTACTAATGCAGTGTACAAAGTAGAACTTATGGGTGGTAATACTCAAGGTGTTCCTGCTGAAAGACTGCAACAAGGAGAAAGATTCTCTATTGAATTTGCTCCTGTAGAAAAAGAACTTTCAAGAAAGGTTGGTGATGTTAGATCCACTTCTCCTGTATCTATGAGAAATGAATGGACTACAATCAGAATCCAACATAAGGTAGCTGGTAATAAGCTGAACAAGAAACTTGCTATGGGTATTCCTATGGTTAGAAATCTTGAAAGTGGAAAGCAAGTGAAGGACACTGCAAACATGTGGATGCACTATGTAGATTGGGAAGTAGAACTTCAATTTGATGAGTACAAGAACAATGCTATGGCATGGGGTACTTCAAACAGAAATCTGAATGGTGAATACCTGAACTTTGGTAAGTCAGGTAATGTAATTAAGACTGGTGCTGGTATCTTTGAACAAACAGAGGTTGCTAATACTATGTACTACAATACATTCAGCTTGAAGTTACTTGAAGATATGTTGTATGAACTATCTGCTTCAAAACTTGCAATGGATGATAGACTATTCATCATTAAGACTGGTGAAAGAGGTGCTATTCAGTTCCATAAGGAAGTATTGAAGACTGTATCTGGTTGGACTACATTTGTACTTGATAATAACTCTACAAGAGTTGTTGAGAAAGTTCAGTCTAAGCTACACAGCAATGCACTGAGTGCTGGTTTCCAATTTGTTGAATACAAGGCTCCTAATGGTGTAAGGGTAAGATTAGATGTTGACCCATTCTATGATGACCCTGTAAGAAATAAGATTCTTCACCCAAATGGTGGTGTTGCCTTCTCTTACAGATATGATATTTGGTACATTGGTACTATGGACCAACCTAATATCTTCAAGTGTAAGATTAAGGGTGACAATGAATACAGAGGATACCAGTGGGGTATCAGGAATCCTTTCACAGGACAAAAGGGTAATCCTTATATGTCATTTGATGAAGATTCTGCTGTAATTCACAGAATGGCTACATTGGGTGTTTGTGTGCTTGACCCAACAAGAACAGCATCATTAATCCCTGCAATTCTGCAAGGATAAAGCATAGAATAAAAGGGGAGGGGGGAAGGAACTCCTCTTCCCTTATTTTTTTTTTTAACATGGAAGAGATTTGGAAACCTATAGAGGGTTTTGATAATTATAAAGTAAGCACTTTAGGTAGAGTATATAGAATACAAGGATATGGATGTAAGAAGGAAAGATTTATAACCCCTAAATATGATAAGTATGGGTATATTCTTTATAAATTGTATAACAAAGGTTCTTATAAATTTAAACTTGCTCACAGGTTAGTAGCAGAGGCTTTTATACCTAACCCTGATAATCTACCAGAAGTGAACCATAAAGATTGTGTTAGACTTAATAATAGTGTAGATAATCTGGAATGGTGTACTACTGAATACAATCAAAATTTTAGAAAGGTAAATTCAACTAAACATAAAGATGTTAATGCTGTTCTTCAAATTAACTCTGATGGAGAAGTCCTTAACTCTTATAGAAACATAAGAGAGGCTTCCAACTATACAGATATAATACAAAATAGAATAAAATTATGTATAGATGGAAAGATACCACAGGCTGGAGGATATATTTGGAGATATAAATATTAAATGGAGAAGTAATATGGCAAAAGAAGTTAGTAAGATGGTTTTGGATGATGAAGAGATTATGAAGGAAACACCAGTTGTACCTGATGTGAATACCCTCTTTGAGAAACCAAAGACAAGAAAAACAAAGAAACAAGCAGTAATAGAGGACAATGATGAACCTATTAGCTGCCTAAGAAATGAAAGAGTTATAGTAAGGTTTGTTCCCAAGCAGACTGGTTTAGTTTCAAACCCTAAGCATATCCTATATGGAGGTATGGCAGAAGCAGCAGTAAGATGGTTTACTCTACCAAGATTGAGTTCTGGTATGTATGTAAATGCTCTCACTGATAAAGAAAAGGCTTACCTTGAAGATGTAATGGGTCTTGAATACAATGCTCTGTCTATCTATAAGAAGGTAGATAATTATTGGGATAATCTCGCAGTCAGATTAACTAAGCAAGATAATTTCTTGAACTTGGCTGACCCTGATGATTATATCAAATATAAAATCCTTTTAGCAAACAAGAACTATATTGCATCTTCTCTTCAAGAGCTGCAAGACAGACCTAAAATGACTTATCAGTTTGTAATTGTACAAGAAGGTGAGGAAGCTAAGACTGCTAAGAAGGAAATGAATGCTACAATGCAGTCATACATGAAGTTTGGTGAAATTCAAGATGATGCTGATAAGCTAAGAGTAATCATTGAAACTATTGATGGAAGACCTCTTGCTAAGACAACTAAGATTGAATTCTTACATGAGAAGATTAACAAGCTAATTCAAGCTGACCCAAAACTTTTCTTAAGAGTTTCAGAAGACCAGTATCTTGATACTAAAGTTCTGATTAAGAAGGCTATTGAAGAAGGTCTAATTAGTAACAGAGGTGGTATGTTATACCTGAAATCTGATGGTTCTCCTCTATGTGGAGATAATGAAGAACCTACTTTAAGTGTAGCTGCTAAGTTCTTAAGTGCTCCTAAGAGACAAGAATTGAAGTTCAGTCTGGAAGCAAAGCTAAAAGAATAAAGATATGAATGTTAATGAATTTTCTAATGAATTTGATATACTCTATAATAACATAATGAGCAATGCTGCTCCGGGATTAAATGAGTATGAAAAGTCTGTACTGCTTACTAATGCTCAGGAAGAATTGATTATTGACATCTACTCTGGAAGGAATGTTGTTTATGGCAAGTCCTTTGAACAGACAGAAGAGATAAGAAGATATTTGAGCAATTTGGTGGAGACCTATGAAACAAGTACCAAGGTTACAGGAAAGCTGGGATTATCACAAGACTCAGTATTCTTTAATATACCACAAGATACTTGGTTCATTACTTATGAAGTGGCATTCCTCAAGGATAGTAGATTAGGTTGCTTGGATGGTATAGAGGCAAGTGTGGTTCCATTACCACAGGATGATTTATACAGAGCAAAAGATAATCCATTTAGAGGACCAAGTAAAGACAGGGTACTAAGACTTGATATAAAAAGTGATTTAGCTGAATTAATTAGTAAGTATAATGTGGACAAGTATTTAATGAGATATATTTCTCAACCCACTCCTATTATACTTGAAGATTTACCTGATGGACTAAGTATCAATGGTGTAAGTACTGAAAGTGAATGTGAACTAAATCCTGTAGTACACAGAGCAATACTTGAGAGGGCTGTACAGCTTGCCATAATAAGTAAAACTCAACTGACAGGAAATAAAGAATAAATTATAAATGTTTAATTAAACTAAAAAGATTATGGTAATTTCTATTAATCAAGTAAGACAGTTATATGTTGCAAAGGTTCTAAAAGCTAATACAACAGCCCTTACAACTGCTGGTGATATTATCCCAAAGGCAGACACAGCTAAGACTACTTTGTACTTTCAGTACATGTCACCTGCTGGAATTGTATCAAGTGACAAGATTGACATTGCAAATATAATGTATGCAAAGGCTACATCATCAGATGCTCTGGCTCATAAGCTGGTTAGGTATTCAGTTACTCTTGATGCTGATGTTGCAGATGCTCCAGTAGCAGGTCAAAATTACATCTTGAGATTGGCTTTCAGACAATACATTGGTTTGTCAGAAGAAGACCAGTACTTCAAGTATGGTGAAGTAATTGCAAGAAGTGGAATGACTGCATCAGACTTCTACAAGAAGATGGCTATTTCTTTAGCTAAGAACTTGGAGAATAAGACAGAATCTACTCCTCTTGTGAATATTTACCTTATCAGTGAAGTAGCAGCTTCTACTGATGTTCCAGTTACATCAGCTACTAAGGAATCAGACCTTACTGCAACTGACTATAACCAAATCATCATTGAGGAAACAGAGCAACCTTGGGTTCTTGGTATGATGCCTCAGGCATTTATTCCTTTCACTCCCCAGTCACTGACTATTACAGTTGATGGTGAAGAAAGATTATGGGCTAAGGCAGAAGTAGTAACTCCTAAGAATACTGTTCCTGATGGACACTTAATGGCAGACCTTGAATACTTCTGCATGGGTGCAAGAGGAGATATTTACAGAGGAATGGGTTATCCTAATATCATCAAGACTACTTATCTGGCAGACCCAGATGCAATCTATGATACTCTGGATATTCACTACTTCTACACAGGAAGCAATGAATCAGTTCAAAAGTCTGAAAAGACTATTACACTGATTGCTGTAGATGATGGTAGTCACACTGCAATGAATGCTCTAATTGATGCTATCAATACTGCATCAGGGCTTACAATTGCTACTTTATCCTAAGTGATATAGCATTAGAAGGGGCATAGAATTAACTATGCTCCTTTTTTTTTATCAACTAAAAATATAAACTATGATACATTTTAATGAACTTAGAATAAGTCAGGATAATAGATTTCTTATAATTGATGTGTCTGTAGATAATCAGGACTACTTTGAGGATGTCCTATTAGATAGTATAGTCATTGATACCCAAGATACTTTTGTGATGAATGGACCCAGTGACAATCCTCTTTATGTATATAATGTAGAGGATGCCTATGATTTAACCTATTCTCTTCCTGAGCAATGTAATTGCAATCCAGTAAGAGTTGAGGAAGATGAATCATATTGCTTCACTTATGGCACACAACAAATGAAGAATGTAAGACTTGAATTAAATATTCAAGACTTGAAGGTTTCTCCTTGCAGCACTATGTTCTTTGTATATGTGAAGTCTAAAGGTGCACCATCAACTGATACTCCATGTGGATTTGATAAGAACCAAATATTAGGTACTGTAATTAACTTGCAGCCTATATATAAACAAACCCTTAAGTATCTAAAGGAAGTAGAATGTGATTGTAATATACCAAAGGGTTTCATTGATATGATACTTAAGTTAAAGGCAATTGAACTTTGTGTAAGAACTGGAAACTATCCACAGGCTATCAAGTACTGGAATAAATTCTTCATAAAGAATAATTGCAAGTCTCCAACCTCTAATTGTGGATGCTATGGATAAAATGCTTGAAATATCTGAGGAAGCCATCACAAGATACTTTACTACTCTATCTCAATTTGGATATAAGAAGTACAGTGATGTAGATAAGATAATTGTTCTCTTCTTCATGGAAGAAATGTTGGCAGGAGAAATGTCTTATTATGTGACACAGGATGATTACAGGAGTATAGTCAATGCACTATATTGTCTGGCAGGAAGTACTTGTATAATAGACTTTCCAATGTTTGAGAGTTATGATACTTTGGTTCATTCTAACAATAGAACATTTGTACCAAGAATAACAGAGGATAGTATATTAAGAAGTACTGAGGATGATAACTTTAGAGTAGAAGCATAATCTTTATACCCTGAATATAAAAATAGTAAAACCCTTGTGCAGTTGAGTTTAATTACTTACTTTTGCACAAGGGTTTAATTTTATAATATAACAATAAAACTATGACATATAATGAAGTAATTTATATGGTGCTTGATGAGCTTAAGCTAAGCTCAGATGATAGCTTTTATACAAAAGACCATATCATATTTCTGCTTGTAAAGTATAGGTTATTCTTGCTGAAACAGAGATATTCTGATATAAAGAAACAGATACCAGATAGTGACTATCAGAGTATATGTTTAGACCTTATTGAGGTTCCAGCTATTAGTGGAGAACCTTGTGAAGGTAGCTCTTATTTAAGAAGTAAGAATAAGGTTCCTACCACTATGATGATAGGTAATCCAAGGGTATATCCTATGGACTTTTATCAGGGTGAGATTACTTATATAAGTAGGGATAGAATGAGATATATAGGTTATAATAAGTTCCTAAGAAATATAATCTATTGTTCAAAAGCTCCTGATGGATACTTATATTTCAAGTCATGGAATCCTCAGTTCCTGCATCTGGAGAAAGTAAGATTCAATGCAATATTTGAAGATGCTAAGGAAGCATCAGAATTAGCTTGTCCAGAAGAGAATGGTGCAATATGCAAGTTAGAGGATAAGGAGTTTCCAATAGAGGATGCTTTAGTTCCTCCACTAATTGAACTTGTAGTAAAAGAATTGAGAGGTCCTGAGTACAGTCCAAAGGATGAACAGAATAATGCACATGATGATTTAGATGATGTAAGATAATGGAGACACTGGGAGAATTTAAAAGGAGGATAAAGAAGGTCAACCAACCAAGGGAATATAAAGTAAGAAACTCACTTGGTGTGTATGATGGCTATAAGTATTATAGAAAGAATAAACCTGATAGTAAGGAATATGTTCTTACTGAGTCACAATACTTTGCTATTATAAGAAAGATAAACTTACATTTGGTTGATGAATTATTACTGGGTCATGATGTCAAACTTCCTAAATCAATGGGTACTATTGAAATAAGAAAATATGGCAGGAGAGTAAGGTTAGGGATGGATGGAAAGATTCATACTAATCTTCCTATAGACTGGGATAAGACACTCAAACTTTGGTATGAAGATGAAGAGGCTTTCAAAGATAAGACATTAGTTAGAGTAGAGGAGAATGAAATCTTTAAGGTATATTACAATAGAGAGTTAGCTACCTATAACAATAAATCTTACTATGAATTTCTCTTTAATAAAGATTTAAAGATAAGACTTAAACAAAGAATAAAGGAGGGTTTAATAGATGCTCCTTACTTAGAAAGGAAATTAAGATATGGTTAATAATGTTAGCTATGTAAATATAAGAGTAGTGCTTGACAGATTACTAAGACATCCACTACTTACTGACCTCAATCTTGAAACAGCTATTCAATATACATTGGACTTTATTAGTGCAATGGGACTTCCTAATGTCTATGTTGATAAGATTGAGACTATAGATATTAAGGAGTATAGAGGAGAACTTCCATGTGATTTAATCTCTATTAATCAGGTCAGGTTACATAAGAATGGAATAGCTTTAAGGGCTATGACTGATAATTTCAATGCTTATCCTACCCATGACCATAATAGAGATTGTTCAAGAGGAGAACCTTCTTTCAAGACACAAGGAAGGGTAATATTTACTTCAATAAAAGAAGAGAAGATAGATATTAGCTATAAGGCTATTATGTTGGATGATGAAGGTCTTCCTTTAATTCCTGACAACTCTATCTTCCTTAAAGCATTGGAACTATATATCAAGAAAGAATGGTTTACTATTCTTTTTGACATAGGTAAGATAAGTCCTGCTGTACTAAATAATACTCAACAAGAGTATGCTTTCAAAGCAGGTCAATGTAATAATGAATTTGTGATTCCTTCTGTATCAGAAATGGAAGCTATCACTAATATGTGGAATCAGCTTATTCCAAGAGTAACTGAGTTCAGAAGAGGATTCAAGAACTTAGGAGACAAGGAATATATAAGAGTACACTAATATGGCACTAAAGAAAGAACAACATTTTTTTAAAGGGATGCAAAGAGACCTTTCAGTCTCTAAGTTCAACCCAGAGTATGCCTTTGATGCTCAGAACATTAGAATAACTGCAAGAGATAATAACACTCTCTTGACAGTTACTAATGAGAGAGGTAATAAGGAGATACCAATTCAACAGGTTAGGAAACCTAATAAACTATCTGTTACTGATAATGGTATAGTTACCTCTGAATATCCAGTTACTTCAAAAGTATCTGTAGATATAGAAGTAGAGGGTAATAAATTTTATGGTACTGCTTTAAATATAGGAGAAAGTGAAAACACTGAATGGAAAGACCTAATACCTGAAACTATAATAGGTGTTAAAGTTAAGGTGATGGATAGTATGCTTAAATATGATAATACTTACATTTACTATTCAGACATTCAACCTATTGAACCAATTCCACTTCAAGTGCAAGGAACTCTTATAGGATATAATGTTCTTAACAACTATGTTACCCTTTTCACTACAGGAGATAAAGACTGCATATATAGATTACAGAATAAGGGTGGATATTTTGAAGGTAGGTTACTGTATGAAGGTAATTTGAATTTCAATACAGACTATCCAATTGAGAATATTGGTGTATATGAAAATGACAATATTCAAAAAGTATATTGGATTGATGGATTAAATCAATCAAGGGTTATTAATATTGTAGCTACAGATGATGTAAGGGCTAAATGGGGTGATAATTCATTTAACTTTGTACAGGACTTAAGCCTTAAGGAAACTGTTACAGTTGTAAGAAATGACCTTGCAAGTGGTTCATTTTCATCAGGTGTAATCCAATATGCTTTCACTTATTACAATAAGTATGGACAGGAGAGTAATATCTTTTATACCTCTCCTCTTGAATATATATCCTTTGCAAGTAGAGGAGCCTCTCCAGAAGAGAAAGTTAGTAATAGCTTTACTATTACCATAGAGGATGCAGATACAAGATTTGATTATGTAAGAGTTTATTCTATTCATAGAGCAAGTATAGATGCTACTCCTAATGTACTTAATGTAGTAGATATTCCTATTAATCCAAGTACAGGAAGTACAACTACCTTGACTTATGTAGATAATGGTACTACTGGAACCAGTGTTGACCCTACTGAGTTGTTGTATGTAGGAGGTGAGGATGTAGTATTTGGAACTATGACTCAGAAGGATAATACTCTATTCTTAGGTAATGCCAATATACAGAGAAAGTTAGTAGGCATTGACATCATAAATAAAGTAAAAGGAGGGAATATAAGTTTTGGTTCTAAGTTTGTAGGTAATTATGTACAGGCATCTGGTTTCTATCCATATAAGAATAGCTTGTATCTTGGTTCAAAGATTAAGAGTTTCAAGTATCTTGAATGGTATAGATTTGGTATTCAGTTCCAACATAAGAGTGGTAAATGGTCAGAACCAGTATGGGTTAATGATGCTTATAATGGTCCAGATTATGAAGGAGGATATGAAGGTGTTCATCCATCTTATACCAACAGTCTGTCACTTGTACAAGCCATGTATTCATTACAATCTGATGTAATTCAGTCAGCTATTGAACAAGGCTTTACAAGAGTAAGAGGTGTAGTAGTGTATCCCTCACTTACAGATAGAGAGGTAATAGCTCAGGGTATCTTATGTCCTACTGTATATAATGTAGGTGATAGGTTTAGTAATTCACCCTTTGCACAGGCTTCATGGTTCTCAAGACCTAACCTTGCATTTGATATTGACCATAATCAAAATAACTGGACTGGTCTTACCTCAACATGGGCAGACTATGCTAACTCTAAGGCAGCAGTAATAAGGAACACCAATGCTACTTTAACTATAGACCCCGGAACTGACCAAGAAAGAACTGTTCTTATTGATATAGTTAATAAGGGTGCATGGGCTGAGTTCAGACATAATAGACCTATTCCTAATAACTGGGAAAGAGGAGCTGAAATACAATGTCTGGCTAATGTACCATCTACTCCTTATGTATCTCAATCAGGTTCAGATTTGAACTCTTGGGCAGCTAATCATGCTGAGTATTTCTTTGTGGACCAGTCTATTCTTACACTTCATTCACCAGATATTGAGTTTGATGAAGGAGTTCAGAACTTGGATTCATCAGGTCTTAAGTTAAGAATAGTTGGTATAGTACCAATGACAAGTAATGCCTCAGATATAGATATTCAAGTATCTACACCTGCTAATGATACAAACAAGATGGGCTTCTATAAGGAGTTTGTTGGGGTTGAAAACAATTCTTATCATGGATTAAAGAACTTAGTTTCTGGAGCATATTGGTTTGATAAAATGACTGATATGGAAAAAGTAGATGATGACCACGGATATACAGAAGCCTTTATGGTTTATGCTTGGCATAGAAATGGTTCTCTGAATAACCAAGGTCCTGTTACTGAGGGAACAAGAACTGCAATGCTTGATAAGAAAAAGATTTCAAATATGAAATTCTCCTCTTTCTCCTACTTCTTGAGTTCTCCTTGGTTAGCTTATAGGGATAATGATAATAATCATACTGGTATTACTGGTGTGAGTATATTCAATTCCAATGAGCAATCCTTAGTTAGGATACCTTCTCCTGCAAACTCAGGTTTAGGAGACTTAAACTATTATGGTAATATTGATAAGGTATTAGCTGCTACAAGGGTAGATGATTCATATACAGTTACCATGAGATTCCAAGATGGAGAAAGGACTGAAACTTTAAATAGGAAAGATGGTTATCCTATAGTTGTAACTGGTGTAAATACTGCTGAGACTTATGCTCACCAGTTATTTGTGGGAGGTTCATTCCCTATACAGTTTGTTAAGAGAAGTGATGGTGCTCAACTTACAAAGGTTCCTAATGGAACTGATGCTGTAAGAATAAAGTATAAATCAACTCCACATGCTGTATTTGCACTTAACTGGACTAAGGATGGTAAGCAAGTAGTTCTTCCTACTAATAGGGAAACAGACTATCAGGAAGGTTGGACAGTAAACCCTGTAACTCCTAATGCCAATGATACTCACTTCTTTTGGAATTCAGCAGCTAAGAGAATTACAGATACCTCTTCTACTATAAAAGATGATGTGTATCAGGATGTTATTAGTACCTATACAAGTAACTTCTATAATAATAACTATAGTTACCTATTCCTTGCTGAGTTATATAATGACAATGTTCAGAATAGGTTTGGTGGTCAGACAGAAGAAGCCTTTGAGAATAATCACTGGTTGCCAGCAGGTGAGCCTTATAGCTTGTTAAAAGCTAATGGAACTCCTGTAAATTATCTAACTATCTATTATACAGAAGGAGATACTTTCTTTCAAAGGTATGATTGTATGAAGGTTTATCCTTCAACTCTTGAAGACCAGAACAGTGTTAATGAAATAGTATCTTTCTTATGTGAGACAAGGGTTAATATAGAAGGTAGGTATGATAAGAATAGAGGTCAGGTTAGTAATTTAGCTATGACTCCTACTAACTTTAATATGATGAACCCTGTATATAATCAAGCTAATAACTTCTTTAACTACAGGGCAATCAATCATAGTAAGTTCAATCTTAACTATTTCCCTAATACTATTACTTGGACTAAGGAGAAGCAATTGGGAAGTATTATTGATACTTGGACTAATATTACTATGGCATCTACTTTAGACCTTGATGGTGATAAGGGAGAAGTAGTTTCATTGAATATTTTCAAGAATGAAATCTTTGCTTTCCAAAGAATGGGATTAAGTAATATCTTATTCAATAGTAGGGTGCAGATACCAACTTCTGATGGTATGCCAATTGAAATTACCAATGGATTGAAGGTAAGTGGTAAGAGGTATATAAGTAATACTATAGGCTGTGCTAATAAATGGTCTATTGCAGAATCTCCTTCTGGACTGTACTTTATAGATAATGAAACTAATTCACTTTATTTATTTAATGGTGAGATAGTCAGTTTATCTGATAAGTTAGGTTTCAGACAGTGGATTAATACACATAATGTTCATGTGAACTGGGAACCTGTTGGTTATAACAACTACAGGTCATTCTATGACAAGAATAATAATGATGTGTATTTCACTTATAAAGACCATTGCCTGTGTTATTCAGAATTGATTAACCAGTTTACTTCATTCATGAGTTATGAAGGAGTTCCTGCCATGTTCAATGTAAGTAGTGACTTCTATGCTTTCAAGGATGGTAAGATGTGGGAACAGTTTGCTGGAGACTATAATATGTTCTTTGGTGAATATAAACCATTCAGTATTACCTTTGTAGCTAATGCTGAGGAACCAAATGATAAGATATTCAATACAGTAGAGTTTAGAGCTGATAGTTGGGATGGTGATACACTAATCAACAATAAGACTTTTGATACTCTTGATGTATGGAATGAATATCAGCATGGTACTACCCCTCTTACTAATATACTTGGACATCCTTCTCCATTAAAGAAGAAGTTCAGGATATGGAGGGCTAATATACCAAGAGCAATAGTTAATAACAGGGATAGAATAAGGAACACTTGGGCTTATATTAAGTTAGGAATGAACACTCCTAATACATATAGAACAGAGTTCCATGATGCTATTATTCACTATTTTGCATAATTAATAGGAGTCCATAAACATTTTAGTTTGTGGACTCTTTCTTTTTTTAATTAATAACTTGTGTATAAATTAGATTTTTCATATATTTGTGCCAAATAATATTTATAGGAGGACAAAAATATGTTATACTTAATCAAAAGTGGGGAATATTTTAAAATAGGTTTCTCATCATCTTCCAATTTAAAGAACAGAATAGATGCTTATCTAACTTGTAATCCAGATTTTGAACTGGTGGGAATAAGGGAAGGCACAAGAAGTGAAGAATCTAAATATCATAAATGCTTGAAATTTTTAGGTCTGCAACATCCTGAAAGGATGGAGTGGTTTAGAGAGAAAGAAGGTATATTAGATATACTTAAAGAGCAGTTTATTTTAGACTATAAGACTCTTTATCCAGAACTTAGAGTAAGTTTGAAACCTTATGAAGGAAGACTTACAACTAAAAAAGAGATTAATGATTCTATTAAAGAAATAGTAAAGAATAAACTAAATCTTGATAATGGGTTCTATCCAAGAGCAGTTCTAAAAACTTTGTTAATTCAGGTATATAAAGATGTTGGATTAAAATCCACCCCAAAAGCAACTGATATACAACTATACTATAATGCAAGACCAACTCAAAGGATAGTAAATAATAAATCTACTATGGGGTTTGTAATAGAATGAATTAGTATATTGTTATACTCAAAAAGTTTATATACATTTGCAACAAAATTAATTATACTATGGCTAAGAAAAAAATTAAGAGAAGAGGCAAGATGCCTCCTAATATGTTTGAGGATGGAGGTGCAAAGCAAAGCTGGGGACAGCAATCCTCAGAACAATTCTCAAATGCCTTTAAAGGGGAGAATCTTGGCAGTTCTATAGGAAGTATTGGTAGTGCTGTTGGTAGTATAGCACAGGCTGGTATATCTAATGCACAAATAGCAGACACCAGTGGAATTGAAGCTCAGAATGATGCTCAAAAGAATATGATAGTAGGTGCTTCATCTAATGATGATTTAATGAGTGAATGGGGTTCATGGAATAAAGTGAAAGATGACTATTCATGGAAAGATGTCAGAGGTGGAAGTACTGGTCAGAGAATTACTAATACTATTGGAGCTGCTGGTCAGGGAGCTGCTGCTGGAGCTTCTGTAGGTGGACCTATTGGAGCCATTGTAGGTGGTGTAGTAGGTCTTGGTAGTGCTATTGGTGGATGGCTTGGTGGTAATAGGAAAGCCAAGAAGAAAGCCAAGAAACTTAATCAACAGGCTAAAGAAGCTAATGAAAGAGCACTTACTTCCTTTGAGACAAGAGCTGATAACATAGATACACAGAATGACTTTAATATGTTAGCAAACTTCTCTGCTTATGGTGGTCCACTTGACTTTGGTGGAGGTGCAATAGGCTATGACTTTGCTAATAAATACTTAAATAATCAAGAGATGAGTGCAATGGCTAAACAAAGATTGACCTCTCTCTCTAATTCATTCCAAGCATTACCAGAGATGAATACATATAATGCTTTTGCAGAAGGTGGAGGCTTATCCAGAGAGAAAAACTATGGCTCTAAGAAAAAGCCTTATCCATCTGTTCCTTCTGGAGATTTTGCAGGACCTAATAGAAGTTATCCAATACCAACTAAAGCTGATGCAAGAGATGCACTAAGATTAGCTGGATTACATGGCAATGAAAGTGTCAGAAGGAAAGTTCTTGCTAAGTATCCTTCACTAAAGGCTTTTGGTGGAAGTTTATTTGATGAAGTTGTAGGAAATGGCTTTAATCAAGTTCTTCCAATTATGCAGCAACAAGAACAAACTGTTCAAGCAGCTAATATAGCTAAGGATGGTGGTGGTATTCATATCAAGAAGAAAAACAGAGGTAAGTTTACAGAGTATTGTGGGGGTAAAGTAACAGAAGCATGTATTAGAAGAGGAAAGAACAGTTCTAATCCTACTACAAGAAAGAGAGCTACTTTTGCACAGAATGCAAGAAATTGGAATGCCTTTGGAGGATGGTTGAATACACAAGGTGGAGACTTTACTAATGGAGTTACATTTATAGATGAAGGAGGTTCTCATGAAGAAAATCCTTATCAAGGAATTCAAATAGGAGTTGACCCTCAAGGTAAACCTAACTTGGTTGAAGAGGGTGAGATTGTATTTGATGATTATGTATTCTCTGACAGAATGGAGATACCTGATGATATAAGAAAGGAATATAAGTTAAGAGGTAAAACTTTTGCTAAGGCTGCTAAATCTGCACAAAGGGAAAGTGAAGAAAGACCTAATGACCCTTTAAGTAAGGCTGGATTACAAGCTGCTATGGAAAGAATAGCTGCTGCCCAAGAGGAAGCAAGGGAAAGAAAAGAAGCACATAGAGAAGGGAATGAATATCCAAGTATGTTTGCTTATGGTGGTGATACTGATTCTTATGGCTTGGCTCTTGAAAATCCAATGACTGTTGAAGAGCTTGAAGCTATGATGAATGGAGAGGCTCCAGAAGGTAATATAAATAATGGTGGGGGTAGTAGGAAGAGACAAACTTGGACAAGATATGCACCAATCATAGGTTCAGGTCTGGCAAGTTTAAGTGATTTATTCAGTAAGCCAGATTATGGTAGTGCTGATTTAATCAGTGGAGTAGATTTAGGTGCTGAGACAGCAGGCTATGCTCCTATTGGAAACTATCTTGCATATAAGCCTTTAGACAGGGATTTCTATATCAACAAGATGAATCAACAGGCTGCTGCTACAAGAAGAGGATTAATGAATACCTCAGGTGGTAACAGGCTTAATGCTCAGGCTGGAATACTTGCTGCTGATTATAACTATGGTCAGAACATGGGTAATTTAGCAAGACAAGCAGAAGAATATAACCAACAGTTGAGAGAAAGAGTTGAGGCATTCAATAGAGGTACTAACATGTTCAATACTGAGACTGGACTTAAGGCTTCAATGTTTAATGCAGAATCCAAGAATTCAGCTAAGAGAGCAAGATTAGGACAGGCTACAACTGCTGCTCAAATGAGACAGGCTATTAAAGACCAAGATACTGCAAGAAGAAGTGCTAATATAACTAACTTCTTACAAGGATTAGGTGATATGGGATGGGAAAATGAGCAAGCTAATTGGCTTGATACATTAGCTAAATCAGGTGTTCTAAAGATGAATACTAAAGGAGAATACACTGGAGGAACTAAGAAAGCTAAAGGTGGTAAAGTAAGAACTAAAAAGAAGAAAGGATTGACTTATGGCTAATTTCAAGGGATATATTTATAAGTTCACTTCTACAATAGACCCAATTAAATGTTACATAGGAAAGACTTTCCATATAGGAAGTAGATTAAACAACCATTTAACTGGGAGAGGTAATACTTCTTCCCTTCAAAAGGCTTTGAATCTATATGGAATTACTTGCTTTACTTTTGAGATTCTCTATGTTAGAGAAGCTGATACTATAGAGGAATTAAATACAGTCCTTAATGAACTTGAAAAGTATTCTATAGATAAGTATGATTCATTTAATAGTGGGTATAATGATACCAAGGGAGGTTCTGGAAGTTTAGGATATTCTCCCTCTGATGAAATAAGAGAGTTGGTTAGTAATAAGTTGAAAGGACATAAAGTTTCTGAGGAAACAAGGAAGAAACTCTCTTTATCTCATAGAGGGTTTAAACACTCTGAGGAGTCTATTAATAAAATGAAAATAGCCTTTAAGAATAGAAGTCAAGAAGTTGAATTATATAGGAAGAGAAGGCTTAAAGAACACTTGAGTTCTCTAACAGAGGAAGACATTAGGATGAGGGCTAATAAATGTAAAAAACCTATAATACAATATAGTGTTGAGGGAGAATTTATAAGAGAATGGGATTCTGCTACTGATGCAGCCTCATTCTATAATACTAACAAAGTAAATATAACCAAGTGCTGTTTAGGAAAGAATAAAACAAGCATAGGATATATTTGGAAATATAAGGAGGAATAAATATGGCGAATTATTCATTTATTTCCAATGCTAAGTTCAGACCATTCTCTTATCAGGAAATGCTTCAACCATTGGCAGCATACACTCAAGAATATAACACTATTCAAGAGGGTATGGGTGAATTAGGAACTAAAGCAGATGTCTTTGATAAGATGGCTAATGAACAGACAGACCCACAGGCTTATGCAATGTATAAACAATATTCTAATGACTTGGCTGCACAAGCTGAGTCATTAGCTAAACAAGGACTCACTCCTGCAAGTAGGCAAGGATTGATTGATATGAAGAGAAGATATTCCTCTGAAATTATTCCTATAGAACAGGCATATAAGAGGAGACAAGAGTTAGTAGATGAACAAAGGAAATTACAGGCTCAGGATAGTACATTATTATTTGATAGACCTGCTTCAACACTTTCCTTAGATGAACTTATATCTAACCCAGCTCTATCACCACAATCCTATTCTGGAGCACTTTTATCAAAACAAGTAGGTACTGCTGCACAGAATTTAGCTAAGGAAGTAAGAGAAAACCCAAGAAAGTGGAGAACAATCTTAGGTAATCAATATTATGAAACCATCATGCAGAAGGGATTCAGACCTGAGGAGATTATGCAGGCTGTACAAAATAACCCTGAGGCTTCTCCTATATTACAAGGTATAGTGGAAGATGCAGTAGGAAGCTCTGGTATTAAGAATTGGAATGATGAAAACATTCTCAATAGAGCTTATGATTATGCAAGACAAGGCTTGTGGAATGCAGTAGGTGAAACTCAATATCAAACCCTTTCTAATAAGGCTTATGACTATGCAATGCAGGAAAGGTTAGCTGCTGCAAGGAAAGGTAAGACAGAAGGAACTCCCTCTGCTGTATTTAGGTCAGTACCTAAAACTAAAGTAGATGGGGACAAGAAGACTACTGAACTTAATAATGACCTACAGTTCATACAACAGTTAAGAGCTAATCCTTCTATGATTAATGAAGAAGTTGAGAGAATTAATCCGGGTTATCCAACTCAGTATGGTGTGAATGTTGGTGGTGGAATATACAAGGTTAAGCCTAATGCTGAGAGACTTCAACAGATAATCAAGAAGTATGATATGAAAGATGGTAGTATGGACCAACTTGAACAGAAGTTACAAGCTGATATTAGAAGCAGTGCTGTAAGAGACTTTATATATAAACCTAATATAACTCAGAGTGACTTAATTTCTCAAGTTATAAAGGAGAATGCAAGAACCTTAGGTGCAGCTACAGAATCAACTGGTCTTTATGAACTTGATGATAATAGGAAGGGAGACCCTATTAAGTTAAAGAATATCTCAGATTACTTCACTGGTGACAATGATATAAGTTATGACCCAGAGGTTGGACTTATAATCAATGCTACTAAGGATGGTAAGACTAAATCAGCAGTTATTGACCCTGAGTTAATTGATGATGCAGACAGGAATGTTGCTAATATCATGCACAACATTAATACATATCTTGAATATGGTTATGACCAACAAGCTCAAGCAGAAATCAATAATATGATGAATTATATCTATGGTAAGTTTAATACACTTGCCAAGAGGCAAAGTAATACAGATTCTAAATTAGAGTAGAAGAATATGGCAAATAATCAACAAATCCAAGACCCATCTACACAAGGAGTAGGTGGGCTAAGGGGAATTAAAAGTATAGATGCACTAAAGCAAGAAGGACTTATAAGAAGTACTCCACAAATTAATAGTGTGGAGGACTTCAAACAAGTCTCTAATAGTGCCCTACAAAGAGCTGTACCTCAAGAGGTAGGTTTTGTTGGAGTAAATGATAGTATGTTTGATGATAACATCACTTCTATGACCCAACTTGATAACTTAGCTAATACAAGAGGTGAAATGCAACCTTGGTATGCCCAAATAGGTGCTGGGTTAGCTAAGGGAGCTGTTCTTGCAGGTACTACCTTTGCTGATGGTATCATTGGTACTATAGTAGGTTTAGGTAATGCAGCAGCTACAGGAACATTCTCAGGCTTCTGGGATAATCCTTTCTCAAATGCAATGCAGCAAGTAAATGAATGGTCAGAATCAGTTCTGCCCAATTATTATACTGATGCAGAGAAGAATGACCCTTGGTATGAGAATATATTCTCAGCTAACTTCATTGGAGATAAATTCCTTAAGAACTTAGGTTTTGCTGTTGGTGCTGCTTATTCTGGTAAGATTAGTGCTGGGGCAACCTCAAGGCTACTTGGTCTTAATAAAGCAAGACAAGCATTCAAAGGTGCAGTTACAGCAAGTGGTGAAGCTCTCAATCCTAATGCAGCTTTACAGGCTTATAGAGAGGGGGATTTATTCCTTGATGGTGTAAGGCTTACTGATGAATTGGCAAGGGATGCTAAGAAACTTAAGATGGCTGAACCTACTCTTAAACTTACTGGTGCTTTCTCAGGTGCATTAGGTGAAGCAAGAATTGAAGCTATAAATAATAGCAAGGATTGGTTTGAACTTCATAAGCAACAACTTGATGATGCACAAGCTAAAGTAGCAGCACAAGAGCAGGAAGCTATGATTAAGGAGTTTCCTCAATTTGCACAGTATCAGATTTCTCCTGATGGAAAGTCTTTTGAGCAAGTTCTCACTCCAGAAGGGCAAGCTATGTTACAGGCAAGAGTAGATGCTAAGTTTGATTACAAAGGGGGGCTACAGAAACTATCAGAAGATAGGGCTAAGATGGGTAATATAGACTTTGCTCTGAATATTCCATTACTTACTGTATCAGATGCTTGGCAGTTTGGAAAATTCTATGCAGGTGGATATAATACAGCCAAGAAAGGTAGTCAGATACTAAGAACAGTTGCAGAGGATGGTACTGTAAGTTATAGTGCAGCCAAGCCTTCTGTACTTAGAAATGCTTTGAAGATTGCAAGTAAGGGGGTTGCAGAAGGTCCTTATGAAGAAATGGGACAGGCTGTAGCTGGTAAAGTTGCAGGCTATAAGTATGCTTCTGAACTTAATGATTTCTATGGAGCCAAGATAGACCCAGAGGCAGAGAATGAAACTATTGACTGGTTACAAGCTACTGCAAAAGCTATCCAACAAACCTATGGTACTGTTGAAGGATGGGAAGAAGGTTTCATTGGGGGTTTGACTGGTTTAGTTGGTATTCCGGGCTTTAGAAGTACAAGAAATAGTGAAGGTGGTTTCCAATCTCCAGTATATCTGCAAGGAGGTATTAAAGAAGATATTCAAGAGATAAGGGAAAGGAATGAAAAAGATGATGCTATTGTAACTCAACTGAATAATAGAGTACAATCACCAGAGTTCCTTAACTACTATCAATCAGCTATCAGACATAATGCTTACCAGAGACAAATGGATGAAGCTGCTGACAATAATGATAACTTTGAATTTAAGAATGCTGAACACAACCAGCTTATTAGTGATGTTATCATGTTTGATAAAGCAGGAAGAATCAATGACTTATATGATATAATTGAGGAAGCTGGTAATATAAGAGAAGAAGATGTTGAACAAATAAGACAACTCACTACTAATCAGGAAACTGGTACATCAGTATATGATAATATGACTGATGCAGAAGTAATTGAACAGATTCAAAAGCAGACTAAAGAGACTAAGGAAGCTGTAGATAACTATAGAAAGATTAGTCAGGACTTACAGGTTAAGATTGGAGATTACTTTGATGAAGATGGTCTTGAAGAAATGACTTACTACTTCTCAAATATTGATAATCTTGAAAATAGGTTCAAGTCAGTACATGAAGATATAAAGGAAAGACTTCAAGGAGTGCTTGATGCTTCAATGGATAGAGAGTTTATTAGTGATAGTGATGAAAACAAGATTAATAGGTTATCAGACTTATTAAATTTCTCTCCTGTCAGACTAATTAATGAACTTGCTGATTCAAAAGAAGCTCAAAGTTATATCTCCTTATTAGACAAGGCATTACAAACTGACCCTAATAAGCAAGATATAATTGATGAAGTTAATGACCTTCATAAAATAGCTGAAAGAAGACTTGATTTCATTGACAAGTATGAAACTTATCTTAGAAATCCTCAAGCTCTTGCTCAAAAACAAGAGAGACAAAGAGAGAATATCATAAGTGAGAATGAAAAGCAGGAAGTAGCCAAGACTAAAGATGCAGCATTAGCTGCTACAAACCTTAATGAATTCAGGGAAGCATTAAATAATGAACCTGACTCTTCAAAGAGACAACAAATTCTTGATGAACTTGAGAATGAAGGAAACAAGATGGCTAAGGACTATAAGGAAGTTCAAATGTACAATAGTGAAGTAGCAAGGGCAATAGATAATAATCAATCTATTTCTCCTGAGGCTAAAGATAATGCACAAGAACTTCTTAGGGCACAGCATGAAAATGCTAATAACCTTGAAGAAATGGCTAATCCTAACTCAGTATTCATTAATAATCCAGAAACTCTGTATGATGAAAATCTTCCAGATGATGTGAATATGATGAATTTTGCTGAGGCTCAATATGGTCTTCTGTCTGCAATGAGTGCAGTAAATAATGACCAAAGGTTTAAAGCAAGATTCCCTGCTGAATACTTGAAACCAGTTGAAAGAACAGAAGGAACTAAAGGAACAACTGAGAAAGATGTGACTGGAGATAGTGGTACTCCTACTGTACCTCCGGTTAATAGTGGACCAGTTAATACTTATGAACCCCCTGTGGGTAATATTACTCCTCAAATGGTAGCAGAGGAAAATAAGAAAGCCAATGAAAATGCTCCTACTCCTCAATCTTTAGACAGTAGTCAGAAAAGTAAGAGACAATATTATAGACCTACTATACCTGAATTGCATATCAATGCAAGTAAGGATGGAGATTTCAGACCTTTCAATGTAGTAGTTGCAGAGAAAGAGAACTTGAACTTTGATGAACTTTATAACTATCTTAGAGATAATAGAGCTTTCAGTTATGTAAATGAAGGTAATCTAAAGGCAGGTGATGAACTTGGCTTCATGATTGACCCTGAATTTAATGACCATACAATCTTTATTGTAGATAAGAGGAATAACCAGATAGTTGGTTCCTTGGATGAAAGTCAGTATGTAGTTGATAGGTATGAAGGATTGTCAGGTCTTATTGAAAGAGTGAAAACTGAGTTCAATCAGACTGGAAAGGATAAGAAGTTCATAGCTACTCCTACTACAAGAGTATCTCAGGTGATGATTGGTAGAATACCTTATAGTACAGAAGAAAGAAACATTGGAGATATTCCCAATGTATCTAAGGAATCCATCTTTGGTATTGTAAAGAATGGTATCCTATCTACTAATGGTAGAATCAGTGATGATTTAATCATCAAGCCAATGGATATGAGCCAAAAGGAAGGTAGAATGTACATACTAATTCCTAATGCTGCTGGTAAATATAGTCCTGCTGCTGTAAGGGTTAAGCACTTCAATGAAAGTGAATATAATCCAGAAGATGTTACTATCAACTCCACTCCTTTGTATAAGAATATAAGGAAGTCTATTGATGCTTTAGCTAATGCTTTTACAGAGGAAGATGTTAGTAATGCAGTAAAAGACTTGGCAAGAAGCCTGTACATTGGTGATGTTCATATTGACTTTATTCAAGGTAAGAATGGTAATGGTATCAGGTTTACTAAGGTTCAGAGAGATGCCAATAAGAATGAAATCTATGATGAAGTAGATGGTAAGAGAGTTAGAAGAGAAGATGCAAGAACTGTATTCTTAACTGAAAGATGGGACCCTAATGTTCTCTATGAATTAGGTGGAGAGGGTATTAAAACTCAACCTGATACAAGAGACTCAGCAGAAGTAGCCAGTGAAATACAAAACATTTTAATGGCATTCAATCTTCCATTACAGGTCAATCTTGGTATGCTTAATAAGGGAGGCTACAATAACATGTTACTCTCTTCTGGAGTAATGACATCCAATATAGTAGATGCCAGTGTAAAGAGTAGTTGGTTTACAACTGATTATTTTGATATACAAGGTAATCTCCAACAAGCTCTAAATCCTGCATCAGTCAAGCCTGAGGAAGGTAGAAAGATACAAACCCCTGTAGGAGGTACAGAGGGAGCTATTGCAGGAACTACAGTTTCATTTGATAATACTACATACCATGTAGATTTGACTTCAAATACTGTAAGGGATAATAATGGTAGAACTCTTAACTCTTTCCCAGAGTCTATCCTTGATATGGCTTATATACAAGAAAACTATGGAGATGCTCAGAATGGTTCTATGATGATAGGGGGTATCACCCTTCTTCCTAATGGTAAGGTTCTGAACAGAAATACAGGTCAGTATGTAACTGGTGCTGCATCAGATAAATTCAAACAGAAATTAGCTGATAGAAAGAAGACTGTAGCTGATTCTAAGAAAGTTATAGACCAGATTGCAGAGAACCAGTCTAAGGTTGATAAGACAAGAACTGATGGTGAGTTCTACTATATCCTTGAGGATGATGGTGAGTACCATGAATATAAGAGGGTACATTCAGTATTAGGAAGTAATTGGACCCAGTCTCCTAAGCAGGCTAAAGCTCTACAGGATTTAAGAGTTAATCTCTCAAAGAATGCAGATAATATAGTACAGTTCAATAACTATCTTAAGAACTTAAGTAACCATTATGGTGTAGACCTTACAGCCTTTGAGGGTAAGATAGATGTAAGAAGCAGAGATACTATTGTGAATATAGTAAGAGATAAGATGTCTGGAACTAATTCACAAAGAGCATTAGATGCAGGTACTTCTGTAGATAGTGTAATCAGGAACTTCTTCACATCAAGTGAGATGCCAGTTAAACCAAGCAATATGTCTGAACAGGCATTCAATGATTTGGTTATTTCTCTTACTGAAATTAAAAGTAATATTGAAGCAAGGGGTGAAACATTCCTTACTAATAATATAGTGCTCTTCAATAAGTATGAGAATGGAAATAGAGTAGCTGGTGAGGTTGATATTCTCTCTGTAGATGCTAATGGAAACTTCAAGATATATGATGTTAAGACAAGTAGATATAGCTTCTATGACTTTGTTGATAGGAATGGTAGAAAGGTTAATTATTTCAAGAATAAATCTAATACCCAAACAATGAGTCAGGAGCAGTATTATACTAAACAATTGAGTGCTTATAAGAACTTATTTGAGTCTCAGTATCATACTCCTATCACTACTTTAGCTATATTACCCTTTGTACTTGAGTACAACAAGGAGAATGTTAGTAGAGTAACTAAGGAGAAGGGTATTCTTCTTAACTATGATTCATCTGTGAATGTTCCTTTAGTTGGTAGTGTAGCCACTCCAGAAGTGAGCAATACTAATAGCTCTTTACCTATCTTCAATAGTACACTTGAAACACAGAGTCCTATAAATGATGTATTACCTGAATTTACATTAGCTGATAGTAAGGTAGGTTACTTCTTGAGAGATGGAAAGTTACATACAGGTTATCTAAGTCCTATTGGAAAGGTGAATGGGGTTGAGGTATATATGACTAAGGTTCCTAATATTACTAAAGGGTTTGGAAACCAACCTGCACATGTTGCATCTAATGATTTCTATGCAGTATTTCCTAATGGGGTTACATTCCCAATGGTGAAAGGAGCTAATACTTCATATAGTGAGAGTGAGGCTAAAGCCAGTATAAAGAAAGCTCTTGAGGGTAATACCAAGAGAGTTTTAGATATGTCTCAAGAAAAGACTATTATCTATAATCCTTCCACTGAACCAGTCAAGATTGAGAAACCTATTATTCCTGCTACTATTAACCAAGCCACTACAAGTGGTGCTCAAGCTACAGTAGCTAAAGAGCAGGCTATTAATCAGGTTGATGAAGAATTTGAAGATGTGTTTGAATTAAGACAAGTTGATGATTTATCAAGACCTATATGGGATAAAGATAAGGAGTTAGCTTGGTTAAACAAGGTTCTACCTCAACTAAGTGAGAGTGAGAGAGTAGTAGTTACTAATGGTCTTATCAAAGTAGCAAAGACTGGTGCATTAGCATGGGGTCAATTTAGTGATGGTATTATTACTTTAAGTGATATAGCTGCCGAAGGGACTACATATCATGAAGCATTTCATGCAGTATTCCACTTACTCACAGAACCTACACTTAGAGATGAATTACTTCAAGAGGCTAAGAAAACTTATGGAGACTTAAGTAACTCACAACTTGAAGAAGCTATGGCAGAAGGTTTCAGGGAATATGTGATGTCTCAAGACACTCAATCATTAGGTACTAAGATAATCAATTTCTTCAAGGAATTGTTTGCTAAAGTAACTAATTGGAATAGCCTAAGACCCTCTCTTACTGAATATTACAGGAATATTAATGAAGGACATTACTCCAACATAACCTATAAAGTACCATCTCTTCAAGAGATGAGAAATCAGGAGGGGGTACAATCCTCAATGGATTTCAGTAGTATTGAGACTGAGACAAGGGAAGCACTTGAAAAGAAGGGATGGACAGAAGAAATGTGGAATCAAATTTCCCAAGAGGAAAGAGAGCAAGCTATCAGATGTTCATAACCAAGCATTAGGCTGAAATTTTTTATTAGGGTGTAAATAAAAAGGGAGAGTAATTATACTCTCCCTTGCTTGTTTTAAGACTACTGCTTAAAGAATGGTATTTGGTCTTCAATATAGACTCCTCTCATAATTGTATTATACATAGGAGCAAGTGGAGACTTAAGTAAACTCTGTTGAGCCTTAGACTTATCTTTATAAGGTCCAGACTTGAGTATTGCATCTTCTCCATTGAATGTTTCATAGTTCATTGGATTCATCAGATTGATTAGATTAAGAGTCTTTTCCACTGTATTTACACCAGCAGCAGGGGACTTTAATATTCTCAATCCTTCACCAACCATCTCTGGAGTAGGAGTAAGAGCACCTAATTCAGTGTATAGTCTTCTCAACTGATACTCTACCATCTTAACTAACCAAGGTCTATCCCTATCATCACTCCACTCTATCAATCCAATAGCTGCTGCTACTGCAAGGAAGTGGGCTACCTCAGTCAATGCTCTCTTGACATTTGCCTGTTCTGTGGGAGTCATTTCATTCCACTTACTTGCAATATCAAACTGAGCTTTTCTAAGGTCTTGGAATAGGGCATTCATAAACCTGCCAGTAGTAAGATAATAACCTTCTGTCCATGCCTCAAGGTCATAGTTATATGTAGCTGATTTAAACCTCCTATTGAGAGAGGGTTTTATCCATTTCCTGAACATAATACCCAATCTACCAATAGCCAACCTTTGTACTGCACTTCTATCAGCTTTATTGTAAATACCGTGCATTCTTTGATTAATAGCTGCACTTTTTCTACTGAACTTGATTATATCTTCTTGTGTGAAAGCTGAACCATCAGCCTTAGTATAGCCTTGTTTTAGCTGTAATTTAGCACCTAACTTCTTGTTACTACTGTCTAATGGTACAACTTCAAAAGCATCCCACAGACTTACTAACTTGCCATTAGGAGCCTTCATTTTATAAGCATCAGCAAGTGCTAATGAAGTTCTATTCTGCATCCAGTGTTCACCAGCATTATTCATAAAGAAGAGTGCTGATGTTCCAAACATTCTACTGAACCAAGTCTTCCTATCAAAGTTGACTTCTCTTGTATCCTGTTCATATTCCTGCATTACATTGAATAGTTCATCCCATAAAGCTAACTTATTGGTCTTTACTCTATCACCTAACTGAGCTAAGAATGATGGAAGTTCCTTACCATAGTTTCTATCAGCCTTTAATGTATTCTTTTCATTGAAGAACTCTCCAGACATAGATTCAATTCTCATCATCACCTTACCAGTAGCCACATTGGAAACACCAGATAACACATTTAAAGCAAGATTATTCATTGAGGTCATTCTATTAATAAAGTTAGCAACCTTACCCTTATCAATATTAGTCTTACCAAATGTACCTTCATCTGCCATATATCTACCATATACCTGCATTTCAAAGAAGTCATTTAGTCTTTCCATAAACCTTGACTTATCTCCTGTCTTGGTTAATTTACTCTCAACCTTTCTACCTACTGCCTTAAATTTCTCAACCATTGGTTTACCACCAGAAGTTTGAGTAACCTGTCTTTCTCTCAACATATCTCTACCTACCTCAAGAACATCAATGACCTTATTCATTTCATCAAAGTCATTAGCCATTGCTGCATAAGCAGTCATAGTGCCTACTATATCAGTAGATAAGTCATTAGCACTTTCTCCATTCTTGAGCTTTGTAAAGTAGATAGGTAACATTTGTACCTCTCTATCCTCAAAGTCTTTTACAGTTGCCTTGTCTCCAAAGTCTGTATCATCAGTTCTCCTAATGAAATTATCCTTGATACTTTCCCAAACCTGTTGAGCACCTGATTTTACACTCTCAGAGCTTTTAACCCTCTCAACCAAGTCTTTCCTAATCTTTACAGCACTATTCAGCTTTGTGTACTTATCAGGAAGCAGGGCATCAAGTTTAGCCTTAATATCCATTACAGTAGTATAATATTCTCTCTGGGCTTTATTAAGCCTTCTGAACTCCATACTTTCATAAATGGATTTCTTAGGTTGTCTGACACCATCTACAGTCTCCATATTGGAATTGAACCAGTTCTGTCTCTCTTCATTGTACTTATCAGCATTTTCTCCCACAGGATTTCTGCCATACTTTTCATTGAGACTTTGAAACATGGTCCTCATTCTTTCCCTGAATAGAGCATGATTAATCTCACTTATGTAGTTACCACTCAGATTACCTTTACTATCTCTCTCAAACATCCAATCAGTGTCTTTCACACCAGCCTGTTCAAGTTTAATAGTGGCAGCTTGCAGTTCCTTCTGAATATCAATAGTCTTCAATCTGGCTTGTTCCTTGCTCTTTTTAACAGCTTGGTCCATAATCTTCAACATATAATCAGAGCTGTCTGCCATACTATCCAGCCATCTGTCAAAGAAAGAAATGTCTTCATCAGCTACTTTAACCAACTCTTCTGCATTAAGGGTCTTTCCTTTGTACTTTCCAAAGGGAACCACAAGGTTATCTCCTACAAAGGGTTTGATGAAATCAACAAATAAAGGCATAGAGATTGTATTGTAGTCCACTGCAAGGTCATTAAGCATTGTAGTAACATTATCCAATGCAACTCTTACCCTTTGACCATATCTATTGTCTGTGGACTTCTCTTCCTCTCTGAGAGCCTCTCTTACAGAATCAGCTATCCTCTTATAACTGTACATATAGTTCCTGATGTCTCTAAGTACTCCAGCCCTTTCATTAAGATTGGTTGCAGGAGTATTTCTTAGTACCTCAAGTCTACTACTAACTTTCCTTAGTTCTTCAAGTGCATTATCAAGGAACATGTAGATACCTTCAATCTCACTATTATCAGCTAATTCAAGTTCTAACCTGTCTATTAATAACCTCTGATTGGCACTAAATTGACTGTTAGGATTTCTCTTTTCATAAATCTTAAGCCTCTTCAATTCATTATCTATAATCTTCTTCAAGAGAGTTTTATCTCTATCCACTCTTTCAGTAGTGGAATAGAAAGCCTCAGAAGTACTGATGTTCTCAACATTAATAGCTTCATCCATCTGTCCAGTGAGAATATCACCAGCCAGTTTACTAAAGCTACTCTCTGCTTCAAGCATTGCTTTTTGGAACTGTGAAGCCCCTAATCCTCTAAAGAAATTTTTTACAGCATTAATAAACCTCTCCAGAAGGGATTTATAAGATGAAGAAGGGATGGGTTCAGACTGTAATAAGTGTTTAGCAAGTAATTTACCAGCAGCTTCTCTGGCTAACTTTGATTCATCACCTTTATACAGACTGTCATAAGTGTTGTAATCATCACCTAATATCTCACCTACCAAACTATTGTTAGCCAAGTGATTAACCAATCTATTAATAAGAGGATTATCACCCATTGCCTCAATAGCAAAGTGAGCAAATTCCTCAGGTAATGCTCTTTCACCTTTAATACCATCAGCAAGTCTAATTAATTCAATTATACCTGTTGCAGCATCTCTGGCTTGACTAAAGTCTGTTACTCCTGCCACTCCTCTTCTCTGTTCCAAGTCTGTAAGAGCACCTATCCCAATGCCATTAGCAGCTAATATCTCTCTCAATCTATTATTAAGAGTGTAATTATACTGCATATTGTTAGCTTCAAGACTATTCATCTTGTTTCTTACTCTGACAAAAGGACTGATGTAAACCCTATTACTTTCATTATCCCATACCTTCTCAACACTGGCTACATAGTCTTCTCTAAACTCTGACTGAGTATTGAATTGAATAGCCTTTTGGACTAACATTCTATAGTTTTCATCATTGTTCAGATACAACTTGGCTCTACCTGTCTTATGGTAATGACCAATCTCTTCATTAAGGTTTTTTAGAATCTTCTGTTCATCAATAATGCTTCTTAGATTAGTTTTCTTCAAGAGACTGCTTAGAGTAGGTTCACCATTTTCATCCATCTGTAACCTTGGATTCCAGTTAGTAATAAAGTCACTACTCTTTGTAATGAGGTATATCCTTGTTGCCTCCTGCCTATTAGGGGCATAAGCCAGCAGGTCTTTAAATAACCTGCTGCTTACTACCTCATTTTTACTGTTCCTCACTTGAGGAATTATTGCACATTTCTTAGCCATATCTATAATTCATATAATGTATTTGCACCACAGATTTTATCATTGTTTGCATCCTCATACTCAGTATTAGGACTGATAGAATTAATATCATCTGCTTTACCTTCATTCACTTCAAGTGGAGCACCATACACCTGACTGAAAGCCTCACTTGCAATATCCTGAGCCATACTTGAGAAATCATAGTCAAGATATTCTGGCATGTTGTCATAATCAATATTAGAATCTTCATTAAAGGCTGTAATATCCTCCCTTGAATAAGGAGTATAGTCTCTATCATTCTTATCAATTACTGACTTCATTTCAGTAACATCTTTACCATATTCATACTCAATGAAACTGTTCTTGAATCCAAGTGGGTCTATTCTTTCATACACAGCTACATTAGGTTGTACATTATCAGCTTGTGTAAGCCTATAATATATTGTACCTCCCTTGTATCTTCTTGCTATGTAATTAAAGAATTCATAGGTTGTTTCCTCTCCTATCCCCTCTCTCTTCCTTATTATCTTCTTATCACTACTATTAGATTCAGTATCAATGGTTATTTTAACCATATCCAAAGCATCACCTTGTTCATTAGTAAAAGAAGTGGAAGCCTCTGTAGGAACCTCAGGAACCAACTGTCTGTTATCCAAGTGATTGTAGATATACTGGTCAATGAATTGACTATAATCATCCTCACTTTCTAACAATCCTCTCAGTGTATCAATATACTCTGGAATGGATTGTCTAATAGCAGTTGGTGCTAAATGAATGAAAGTAGAAGGTCCAAATGCAAACCCATTTCTGTAATAACTGTATCTGAATAAATTAAGAGCTAAAGCCTGAGCTTCTGGTCCCATATATAATAATGATTGCCAGTCTCTCATGTATCTTTCTCTCAGAGTAGGACTTAACTGACCAACATTCTTAAATACTACTGTATCTACGGGATTGTTTTGGTTAGCCCTTATTACTCTTAGTCTCTTAACAAATTCAAGTTCAGCTATTTCAGGATGTTCACTCAATGTTCTGTTGAAGTAATCAGGGAAATTATTGATAAAATCCCTTCTTTTATCACTGGCTGTTGTAACCTTATCATCTGCTCTGAGGTTAGCTTCTTGCCCAAAGAATGATGTCTTGGACATAATATAAGCTAACAAATCATTGTAGATGTTATTGAGTGTCTTTGCATTCAACTTGCCTGTTTTAGTGTACTGTCTTAAGCCCCTCAATCCCTCTTTACCATCAATTACTTCCCTGAATGAAGAAGTGAATTGAGGGAAATATCTACTGAACATTTCCTGTGTCTGGTTAATACCAAGACTAAAGAATGCCTGTAAATAAGGAAGTGGAGACTCAAGTAGTCTCTCCCTTATCTGGTCAATAGACATACCATCCAAATTAAATGGCATGATAACATCTGCACCAGTTAAAGGAGAATTTTCATTTAACACTACATTAGTCAGGAAGTCATCAACCTTCTGTATCTTAATCTGTGTATCTGCAATAGTAGGACCTGCTGCACCACCTTGAGTATCTGCTCTTGTAGCTTGAACCAACTGTCCTAAGGCATCTGCTGTGTTCATTATTCTCTTAAATAAGAATCCAGCAGCCACTTGCTTCTTATAGAACTCAACCTTTCTGTAGTCAGCAGTCTGATTTCTGTCACCTAATTCCTCTACTTCCTTCTGGAGAATGATATTGTCTGCCAATTCATCTGCCATGAACTTGTTAGATTTATAATTGTCATAGGTTACATCTTCCATCATTGCAGCCCTCTTCTTGTAATTTTCAATGACTTCATCAATGATTGTGTCCTTTCCTTTACCTTCTCTACTTTCTCTGAAATAGGTATTGGTAATATCCATTACAATTGGTTGTGACATAATCAAACCAATCTCAATAGGATTGTAACCAAGCCTGCTTAAAAGCATTGAGGCATCAGCAGTAAAGGTATTCTGATTCAATGAAGCAAGCACAGGGTCTTTCACATTATCCACAGATGCAGCAAGGAAACCTGCATTATTCCTTGAGATATACTCCTTATTGTCATTCATCAGACCATGAAGAGAAGTCAATCTCTTACCATTAAGTAAGAAAGAACCATTCTCAGTATCAAGACCTAATTCAGTATGTTGCATCAAAGCATGGTTTGCATTATGGTTGGCATAAATACCAATCAATGCTGCACCAGTCATGTTCTGCTGATGAAGTTGAACCTGAGTTCTTGGGTTAAGAGGGTCAAGTTTCTTCTTGAACTTCTTTGCCAACTTATCAAGTTCTTCCAAATCCATACTACTTAACCTGCTAAGAGTACTTTGATTCTCGGGGATATTCAGTTCCTTTCTCAGTTCAGACTCTCTACTTGATTGAAGAATATTAATTATTCTTGCAGACTTCTTCTGATAATCAAAACCACCGGGGTTAAGTATCTTTGAAGCAGTATCAGCATTAGTCAGAACACCCCACATCATATCAATTAATAGATTGTTTCTGGCTTCAAGACTATTCTCTTGTGGAGACTTGCTGAAATCATATTCAATCTTCTCAATCTTATCTTCCTGAGATACTCTATACTTCTCTCTGTTAGCTTTATATGTCTTCCAGAGATTGTATTCCTGACTATCCTTAGGAGCTTTCCTACCTTCATCTATGGCTCTATTTACACTCTGTCTATATTCCTTCAACACTTCTGGAGATACAGCTTTTCCTTGTGTCAATTGAGAAACCAAATCATCAACAAACTGTCTTCTGTTATATTTAGGAGTTATCTTGAACTCAGGTAACATGATATACAATTTATCCACATCAAAGTCAGAACCACTCAAGGTAGTAATCTCTGCTGGGAGCATAATTGCAGAACCATTCTGCTGAGGTAAGAAACCTTTAATATAAAGAGGAGCCATTGAGTATTTGTCCTCAGTTGGAACTCTATAACCAATCAACTTTCTCAAGCTGTCTGGCAACTTATTTACATCCAGTTCATGAGTACCTGCTTTCATAAGAGGTTCATAAAACTTCCTACTATAAGCTGGCATATAAACTTCGAGATATTTAATTCTCTTGTTTTCTCCTTCACCTTCAAAAACAATCTTTAATTCATCAGTAAGACCATAGTCAGAGACTTGAATAAGTGCTCCTCCTCTAATCTTCTGCTTTGTAATCCTACTCTTGATAATACTATTGAGTAAAGTCTGAACTCTTTGAGATTGCACAGGGTCAAATAATGGAATATTGAATTGTCCCTTTTCATTAAGGGTACAAGCTCTAATCATGTCAATTCCATACCTTTGATTACCTCTCAATTCTTCAAGAAGAATTTTCTCAACCTGCTTGGCATCCTTGAAGATTTCATTTACATCAGCAAAAGCCTGAATAATATTCTCAGTGTTAATGGCATTATATAAGTCTAACCATTCCTGTTTAGTCATTTTCTTACCATTTACATCAATTATAGTATCTGGGCTAATATCTGCTGTAATCAACTTTCTAATCTGAGTACCAACTAATTGAACTGCATCAATAGCATGTTCTGGAGTTGCAGTCTGAATACCATAGTCTTCATAACTTACTTTGTGAACCACATTAGGGTTCTCAACTCCATCCTGAGTAGTGGCATTCTTAAGAACAGCCTTGACATCTTCCTTAGTATTGACATTATTCAAATTAATCACACCTTGTTTTCCAACCTTGGTAGTTGATTCAAACTGAACTACATCAATACCATTCTCTTCCATGAATTCATTGATAGCTACAAGTTTACCTGATTTACCAAGTGGACCTGCAACTAAATGGTGCATAGCCATAAGAAGGAACTCAGAGTTCTTATGCTGAACTGGTGTCTTAATGCCTGTATGACCTTGTACTCCACTCATATTATTCACCTGAGTGTACACATAAGGTTTCTTAGTCTGCCAGATAATATTGAAATCAGCCATATCCCACTTACCACTTTGGAAGTTATCAAAGGCTCTCTGCATATCATCTGTCCACTGACCAGACATATCAAGAATAGCTCTGTAAGAACTTAATGACCTATATGCCTGAGCATCTGCTACATTTACTTCTTTGAACTTATTGACAATCAAGTCTCTATCTCTCTTAGACATTTCTCCTTTCTTGACTCTTTCATCAAGTACAGTTTTAATATCCTCAAGAGCAGTAGATACAATCTCATCATCCTTCAAGTAAATAGTTCTCTCTTCCTTTCTACCATACTTAGAGTTGGTATTAAGTCTGAGGGCAGGAGCATGAACTTCCTTATATCTCTTCTGGAAGTCCTCTATATTCTTATAGAAAGCAAGGTCAGTTGTAGTGAGTTCAATGATTTGTGATGTAGCAAACTTACTATTCCAGAAATACTCTCTCAACTTAGCTTTGGCATTATTTCTAATAACCAAGTTTCTATTGATACTATCTACTTCTTTGGGGGTAATCTCACCTCTCACCATCTTCTCTCTCAACAAGTCCTTAATACTTTCAAAAAGAGTAGTTGCCCTTCTATCATCCACTGGATTATTATTGTTGTAGTCCCTTAAAAGAATATCCATTTCTGTAGTCCACATTCCTTCAAGAGCCTTCTTTGCATTGTTCAAAGAAGTTGCTGTATTCCTGTTGTAGGAACTTTGACCAGTATTTACACCAATTACTCCCAGATATTTGTATTTACCATTGGGAAGTTCTTCAAGTAAACCAGCTTTAGCCCATTCTCTGTAAGTCTGTTCAAACTCATTGTCAAGAGCTTCTCTTACTGACTCTCTGATGAACTCTCTTAATTCAGCACCAGTTCCTTCATTCTGAATTCTCTGGAACCTATCAAGGAAAGTCTCACCATTGTCATATCTTACATCATTCAGAGCTGTAAGGAACTTAAACTCAGCACCACCAATACTCTTGATAGTACCATCTTTCTCCCTTACTATATCATAGTTTGCAATAGGAGCAATGTTAGGATTACCCTTTTGATATTCAACATCCCTTTGGTTTACAAGAGCTATTCTATCTACCTCTTGATTAACCAAGTCAACCATTCTATCAAGGATAATATCATCATACTTCATATACTCACCATCTTCTCCAATGATACTATGATTGTCATACTTCCTGAATCTAATGAACTCAGCAGAAGGACTATCTGAGAGAATGGGCACATGATAATTAGCCCACTGAATATCAGATTTACTGTTGTCAGGGTCTCCAAAGTATTCTGTCAGTAATACTAAGGTATAATCCAAATCATCCCAGTTCTGATATGCAACCTTATCTGAGTTAAGAAGAACCTTATGGCTCAATCCTCTCCTCATTTCAGGGTTATTCACCAGTTGCTCAATCCAGTCATTTCTCCATCTACCATCCTTATAGAACCATTCATATTGTCCAAATTCATTTTCAACAAACTCTTTGAACCTTGCTTCATTACCCATAACATTCTTAAGCTGTTTAATCAACTTACCAAGATAGTTAGGAGTAATATGGCTATAGTATGACTTATCATTTTCCCTCACACTACTTTCAATGGCATCTTCTGTTACTTCTGCAAGCATCATAGCTATACTATTGTAAGCAGAACCAAAGGTATTTATCAAATCCCCTCTCTTTTCAGTTCCATCTTCAAGAGTTTCAGATTTAACCTCACCCTTCTTTACACCACTGAATATGATGTTTAATTGAGGAAGAAGCAACATAATTGGGTCTGTTGCAGTACCACCTTCATATTGCTTTATATTGGTCAGAGCATCTAATAATACACCTTGATTAGCATTGATACCAATCATATTAAGGAGCTTATTCAATGTCTTCCATATCTTTTCATCTTGTAGAAGTTCCAACCTTTGCTCTGTACTAAGATTGGTAAATCTGTTGTTGAGAGCCTCAGTCCATTTAAGACCATTCTCTGCATTCTCAAGATTCAAGTCTCCATTCTTATCATAGATACTATCATCATCAAGAAGATTACCATTCTCATAGTTATCCCTCCATTCATCAAGCAGATAATAGACACCCTCAGGCTTATTGATAGCAATAGTTTCCATCTTGAAAGTACCATCAGCCTGTAGTTTCTTCTTCTGAATCCAGTAAGGCATAAAGTCCTTTCTGAAATCCTGATAGAACTGACTGAATAGTTTAGGCTCAGCCTGTAGTTTCTTGACTATTTGCTTAGTCCAAGGCTTGGTATTACCCAGAGTCTCCAGAAGTGGTAACATATCATCAGATGTAATCATATCTCTGAGCTTATCTATAAGGGTTGCATGAACATAGTCTGCATCAAGAAATCTAAGATTTCCTAAATCATCCTTATCATACTTTCCTCTGTAGTCAAGTTGGGGTATCTCTCTGATTACCTTTCTAACTTCTTGACTTAGAGACTCATGAGAGCTTACTTCTCTATAATTAGTCATCCATCCATCCTTAAAAGCCTCATCCTTCGCAAAATCATCAGCCTGTTCATCTACTGCACTTTCTCCCTCTGGGGTATCATTATTAAGGTTGGCATCTTTAGGGGCAATATAATTAGGGTCAATCCTAATCCCCTCAGTAGCTATTAATATAGTACTTGCTTCCTCAGCCAAGGGTTTGAAGTTATCTACTACCTTCTGATAAGCATTGGTTTTATATAATGCTTTCTTCTTTGCAGCTTCATACTTCTGTTCATCACTATATCTCTCAGAACCCTTCATACCATTGATTGTATTCAGCTCTGATTGTATCCTATTCTCCTCAGAGTCAAGTATATAGTTGTTGAAGTAATCCCTCACTCTACTAAATAAGCCAGCAGGTGTATATAACTTGATTATCTTGAACCTATCCAGAGAGTTAAGCTCTTCTTTCAGTTCATTGACAGCAAGTACATCACCTTCTTTCTCAGCATCAGCAATTCTCTTATTAAGAGTATCATTGTGTTCTTGCAGTGCTGTATCTATTTCATTGCTAAAGAATCTTGCAATCAGACTAACCCTGTCTCTTCTTGTTCTTGGGTCAAAGTCCAAATCTACTTTAGCTTGTTCTTCTACACTTGAAATCCTTGGTGCTTCAAATGAAGGTGAGAGTGCCTTATCTAAGGCTTCTACCATTTCATCCTTACCTTTTCTCAGTTCTGCTCTAAAGTTATTTAGTTCAGAAGCAGTAGGATAAGTGTCCCAGTCCTTATTATTCTTGTCTTGCCATAGCTCAACAAGTCCCTTGACTGATTCTATAGTTTCACCTTGTAATTTAGCAGCCAATTCTTCAATAGTAGAATTAGTTGTGATACATCTTTTACTCATCTTGTTATAGATTTATAATTAAATTTATGTGCAAATATAAAGGTTGTTTTCTTAATATGCAAGTTATTAAGGGTTTTCTTTTTGAGAGGTAAACCAAACTCTTTAAAAATAAGAAAGGGGAGACTTAGCTCCCCTAACTGTTACTCAACTACATACTTAACTCCATTGAAGATAAGTTGCTTAATTGTATTGATATTAACCAGTCTTTCACCAGTTTCCTTTGGACCTCTTACAACATCCATATCCATACATCTATACTTACCATCCCTTGATACAAACTGCATTTTGTAGCCTCTTAATACCCTGTCTTCTCCTTCAATGAAGTCCTTAATAGGATTATTCTGAATATGCTCCAATGCAAGTTTATAAGCCTCAGCCATTGACTTCTTCTGCTTCTTAGCCTTGTCAATAATAGCTACAGCTTCTTCTCTTTGGGCTTCCCTTTCAGCTTCATACTGCTTCTTGGTCTTATTCTTATCCTGCTTTTGGAACACAACAGTGAATACCTCAGAAGATTTGATACCCTCAAAGATTGTCCTTATACCGGGAGTACCATCTTTCTTATCTTCCTTAGTCACTTTTACTTCTTTGTCATACTGGTCAGAAGTATTAAGTAGGTCTTGAACATAACCATAACCTAATGTAACTGACTTTCCACTCTCTGTATGTTTGAATTTGATTGTATCTTTACCAATCTCTTCAACAATGTAATGTGACTCTTCTGAGAATACATCACCTACTGCTATTTCTTTAATATTGATTTTCATTGTTCTTGATTTTAATCTGTTACTTCTTTTGAATAAGCATTATATACTGCTGTCATTTCTGCATCTCCTTTAAAGGAATCCATAGTAGCTTTATATAAGCCTCTTGTTCTTTCTCCACCCCTACTCAATGCAGCAGCTTCAACTACCTGAGAAGTTTTACTACTATTCTTGAAAGGAACACTAATACCATTAGTAATAGCAGAAAGTTCCTGATACCATTTAACATATATAGGCTCAATGGTCATAGTATCAAATTTGATACCTTTTTCAGCAGCCTTCTTAGCCTCTTCTCTCCAATCAATCTGAGCTTTATTCACAATATTCTTATAGCTGTAACCTACACTATGAGGTTGTGCATCAGCAATAAGTAGTACAGCTTTAGTTGAACCTTCTCTCCATGAAGTTTCCTCAATAATTTTCTTAATAACCAATTCATAGAACTCATCACCATCACCTCCACTTGTATCTTGAGCTTTGTTGATGAACTCAATAATCCTGTTTTCATCATCAGTAAGGTCTAATACTTGATAAGCCCTACCAAAGTCATCCTTGCTCTTCATATCACAATAGTCACCAAATGCTACTATACCAATCCTTAAATCAGGATTAGAGCTGAATAGTTTGGGAACCAACTCCTTCACATGGGTCTTAACTGCATTAATATAAGCTGACATAGAGCCAGTTGTATCAAATGCAATCACCATGTCAAGCATACCATCAGTAGTAGATGGCTCTACTACTTTAGGTAGCTCTTTTGTCTTAACTAAATTTGTTCTCATTAAATGAACTTTTCAAGATTTGACATAAACTCCTGAGCTTCTTTCTGAGTTTCAGAGATGAAACCTATTTCACTCTCAAGGAGTTCTATCTTTTGTTTCTTACTGTCAATGTCTGCCTACATTTCTGCACTTAGTTTTGAAGCATCTTCATGTGCTTTCTTAAACATTGATTTTACTCCAGTCAGCCTTTCCTTAAATGAAGGCTTCGCAATAACTGCTTGTTTCTTACTTCCAAATGCCATTGTTTTTTTTTTTTATTAATA